CGTATAATACTTCTCGTAGTACAACGACTACGTGGAATACAAGTAGCAGTACAACAACGACTTATACGACTACTTACTTGACAAGTCATAGCACGACTACAACTTGGAATACAAGTAGAAGCACAACTACTGCTTATAATACAAGCCATAGTACAACGACTACTTTTAGTACAAGTCACACGACGACTACGACTTTCTTGACAGCGTATAGTACGTCTCATAGTACAACGACTACTTATAATACAACTCGTCAAACTACGACTACTTATAGTACGTCTAACAGTACAACGACTACTTATAATACAAGTAAACAGACTACAACTACTTATACAACTACGTATAGTACAAGTCATACAACTACTACTACTTATAGTACGTCTAACAGTACAACAACGACTTACAATACAACTCGTAGCACGACTACTGTATTTAATACGTCGCACACTACTACGACTACATATAATACAAGTCGTACAACTATCAGAACAACAAGTTTTTACACTTAATAAGATAAAAAGGAGTCAGCCCTTCGGGGCTGGCTAGCCTTTTGAAAGGTTAGATTAATAATGACAGATAAAATGTTTGATACGGAATATTTGAAACAGCACATGGGCGACTATGCTAAAGAGCTAAACCCCGATGTAGCCAAGCTAGAGCCTATTGTAGAAGCTCTAAAAGAGAAGACAAAGACGCTTGGCATAGAAGTTGAACATGATGTTACTGCTCTAGAAAACCCATATTTTAAAACTTTTAATTATACAAGTTACGCAGGTTTTTTAACAGTACATCCTTTGCAGCCTGAACACTCTGCTCGACAAATGCTTGATGCTTGGTACTCTGATGAATCTGAAGCAAATCATGATTGGTATGATTGGTCTGTTGATAGAATTAATAATAAACAAGCAAGTAAGTATAATATTAAAAGCACTAAGATCATCCCTAATAAAATCTTTAGTTTAGTTGTACTTCCTGGTGGTAACAAGCTTAAGAAACATATCTGCATTGGTCAACTAGAAAATATTGCAGACTTCGGTGGCCCCTCTACTGGCATGGAAAATGGAATTTTCTGGAAAGCGCATCCTATCACTAAGCTATCAGAAGTTTCTGAACTAAACGAGCGTCTTGGTGGAGAATTTGCTGTTCGAGATGGCTATAACCTTTATGAGTTGATGGAACGAGTTGAACAAATTGTTTACACGTCTCATCTGAGTGAATCCGCATGGATCGCTTCTGTTATGGGTAAGAAAATTGTACCTATTGATAAGTATCAGGCTCGTGCTATGTCGTCTTTCTTTCACATTAATCATTTCTTGTTTAGTGAACCAAATCCTATTGAATTTGGATGTAAGGCATTTAATGATTACCGTTCGGGAATATTCCAACCTGATATTGATAAAGACTGGGAAGAAAAACTAGATAAATATCTAGCATATATTTCTGAACGTCGCATAATTCAACACGGCTTTTACCAGATGTGATACGGATATGATTGAAAAGAAAAAGTTTATATTCTCAAAAGATAAATACAAAATTTGTGAAGAATGCCCAGAGCTGGATAAAAAAGCTGCTATGGGTCCAACCTGCAAACAATGCGGGTGTTTAATGAAAATTAAAACAAAAATGCCATTTGTTACCTGCCCCCTAGGTAAATGGTAAATTTAAGAGGAACAACTCTGAATGTCCAAAAGAAAATCTCGCTACGCTACTAAAAACGAAGAATCCATTTATATTCCTCGTGTTGCTTTTCATGTGATTCCTAAAAATACTAAGCAGGATAACTTGATTAAAGCTATCAAAATGAATCCGATTACAGTTACTATTGGCTGTGCTGGTACTGGTAAAACATACTGCAGTGCTGGTACAGTAGCGCATCTTTTTCTAAAAGGCGGCTACGGTAAAATTGTTCTTACTCGTGCCAATGTTCCTACAGGCAAAACACTTGGGCATTTTCCTGGAACTATTCAAGAAAAGATGACACCTTGGCTACTCCCGATGATGGAGGTTTTGGAACAAGCATTTGGAAAAGGTAAGTTTCAGTATATGCTAGCTAAAGGTGAAATTGAAATTCAACCTATTGAAACTATTCGCGGTAGGTCTTATAAAAATGCTTTAGTTCTTGTTGATGAGGCTCAAAACCTTGATTTTGATGAACTTAAAGCAATCAGCACACGTCTTGGCGAGAATTCGAAACTAGTATTAATGGGGGATCCCGCACAATCTGATGTAAAAGATGGCGCGGATCTTCTTAAGTTTTGTTATCTGGTAAATAAGAATGGAATTAATCTTCCTGTAATTAAATTTGAAGTAGATGATATTGTACGTTCTGATATTGTAGCCGACTTGGTTAAAATGTTTCTCAGAGAGAACGTGTAATATAGGCAGGAGCAGTGATTACGCTTTACATAGGGGTTCTCTATTAACTAGCGTAATTGCTGCTCTCTGTGCCACTCTGAAGGAGACAGGCATGTATAACAGAGGTATCCTTGAAAAAGCACTTAACAGTGCTACACAATTAATAAACAAGAGATCAAAACAATCTAGTAATTATACCCGTGGTTATAACGACTGTTTTGCTTTACTAGTAGCTTATGATGCTTTTTTAAGAAAAGGCAACTCTAAGTGCAAGTATATAAAAGATCTAGAGTATAACTCTCCTGTTGAATTTCTAAAAGAATTAAAGCGCAGAGGATATACTCTTGAAGAATTTGCAAACTATTGTGGCTATGAAATTGTCACAAATAAAAGACCCATGTTTGGAGATATCGCATATGAACACGGCTCTGCTATGATAGCTAGTGATGGTTGGTGGGTCTCAACCTCTGAGTGCAACGAAGGAGTTAGCAACAAACGTCAAATAAATTTTATAGAAAGGCGTTTGATTCTCCTAGCTAGACCGATAAGGAGTTAATTATGGCGGTTTACTACTATGAAGGTGCTAAAATTTTAGCGCCACTCACAATTACTTCCAATGAGCCTATGTTTGATATAGACACTGTTTCTCTTCGTAAACAGCGTACTTCACAAGGTGTTCAACGTTGGGAACTTTCTTTTAACATTCAAGGCGAATTTGACACTGCTGATGATTTATTCGTAGCTTCGGTTGTTGACTTTGACAATGTTAAAACTATGATTATGCCACAACTTCCTGTTGTTGCTAAAAGACATAATATGAATACAAGCCCTCTCGTAGCTACAGCCGCAGGTGCGGGATCTGAATATGTATATATTGATTCTGCGATCGTAGATGGTTTGTTACCTAAAGGTGCTTTCATCAAATTTTCTAATCATGACAAAATATATGTTGTCCGTCAAGATGTGAGCTTTGATGGTCTTGCTGATAAGTATATTCACATTTACCCTTCCCTCTCTAAGAATGTTAACACTTCAACATCTTTGCTGACAGGAAACAACTGCGTACTTACTTATTATCGTGACATTGACAACGCTCAGGGAATTACTTTTACAGACGGTGTTTTGTCTAACGCTGGAACTATTAATCTTGTAGAGGCACTGTAATGAGAATATTTACACCCGAAGTACAAGCAGTTATCGACAGTGGAGACATTCGATTTTTCTTTCTGATTGAACTTTACTTTAGCCAAACCTATCGCTTTACTAGCTATAAGCACGACATTACTCACAATAATAAAGTGTATACTGCAGGTGGTGGCCTATTTGAATTTGATTCCCCAAAGTTCTCAACAGTTGTTGATAGGGAAGCTTATCGAATTGTTATTGCTGACTTAATTGATCAAATGGCAGCTGAATTCCGTTACAATGTGACAGGAAAAGATATCAAAGTTATGGTTGGCCTTTTAGATGCAAATGATAACCCTCTTGTAAACAGTCATATACTCGATGTGTATAAAGGCTATGTGGACAGCCCTGCAATTAATAATGACTGGGAAACCAAGCTAGCTGTTATCGAAGGTACTTCACCAATGTCTGATCTAGATATGGTGAACACATTTATTACATCTAAAGACGGTATGGACCAAAGAAACATTAACGATACTTCCTTTGACGAGATTTATACGGATAACGAAGTCAGCCTTAAGTGGGGTAAAATCTAATGGGTATTGAACTTCAAATTGCAATGTTTATCTTCTCGACTGCTTATCAGTACAGTCAACAGAAGAAACAAGAAGCGAAGATGAAGGCCGAAGCGGATAAACGCAAAGGCTTTGAAATTACTGTGCGCGGTGAAGCTGCGCATGTTCCTGTGGTTTATGGTAAACAAGCAATAGGTGGTATTGAAACTAAACATCTTGTAAGAGATGGTTTTAGCACAAATACTTCTTTAGCAAGCGTAAGCTTAAGCAGTGGTTTAGGTACTTCTTATAATGGCTCTAAGAACGAAATTCTAGTCATGCAGTATGCCCTTTGCCATGATGGTATCGAGGGTGTTCAGCATATTGTTGTTAATGATACTAGCTATAATGACAGTGAAGCTAAATTTAGTCATAGGTTTAACATTTATAATAATGGTGGTGTTGCAGATCCTACATCTGGTATTCCTGATTCAAATCTTTTTAGCGGAACTGCAAACGTAACTGCTATTTTTCAACTAAATAGAGACGACTACAACTACAATGGAATTCCTTACCTTAAATTCCTTGTAAAAGGTCGTAAAGTTAGAAAAATTACGAAATCAGGATCAACCTATACTCTTGACACTAACTACGTTTATTCAAATAACCCTGCATACTGTTTGCTTGATTACCTTATGAATAAAGATTTTGGTCGTGGTTTAAGTGTTAATGAAGTTGATTTAGAATCATTTTATCATGCGGCTCAAGTATGTGATACCACCGTTGCAAATGACAAGGCTATTGGCGGTAAGGTTAACGGCACAGCTACCTCCAGAGATATTCCCCTTTATGAGTGCAATATTACCCTTGATACCGAAGATAAAATTAGAGATAACGTAGAACGTATTCTAAACACAATGGGTCTGGCCGAACTTGTTTGGTCTTCTAGTGGTAAATACAAGCTTATGCTTGAATACCCACAAAATTCAACTGAACAAGACGCCTTGGTTCCTGTATCAATGTACTTTACTGAAGACGATATTGTTCGCGATGATGTAGGGCTTGCTTGGCCTTCTGCAGCAGATCGCTACAATCAAGCGACAGTTCGGTTCTCTAATGAACACGAAGATTTTAAAGAGGACTCTGTAAGCTGGCCTACTAAATTCTCTGCAACTCATAATTTGTATCTAGAAGAAGATAACCAACAACCTTATAACACTGATATGTCTTTAGATGGAGTTACTGACCCTTATCATGCTCTTGCAAAGGCAGAACAAATTGTTCGTCAATCTCGTACTCGTTTTACTTTAAGTTTTACAGCTACTACAAAAGCTTTAAAAGTAGAACCAGGAGATTTTATTAAAGTAAATCTGCCTCAGATGGCTATTAACAACGAGTTGTTTAGAGTTTCTTCTGTTCAAGTTAATTCTGACTTTACGGTTAAACTTGAATGTTACTCTTTTGATTATCGTATGCTAGCTTGGAGTGTTGGTTATAATATTCCTTATGCAACTAAACCTACTTTTGATTTCTCAATTAACCCTCCAACTAATGTTGTTTTTGAAATAGATGGGGGTAGCTTACTTGGAACTAGGTCAGGACAGCTTACTTGGAATTCTGCTGACGACTCCTCTGTTAAAGAATACTTGATTGAAGCCTCTCCTGATCAGGGTAATACTTGGCATACTCTAGGGATTACTCGAAACACAACCTTTGATGTCTTTGGACTAAATACAGGTGTATATGATTTCTCTGTTCGATCAAGGACACCTGCAGGAACACTTTCAAACAGGACTGTTGCAACAGGTATTACACTTCAGCGTATCACAGTAGATAAGGTTGCTGTTATTTATGCGGATAGTTCAGACTCTACTACAAATACACAATCTTATGAAGTTGGAACAAATAAGTTTGTAGCATATTATACTTATTCTGGTGGTAATTTGCCGACATTGCCTATTAGAACTTTGATTGAGTTCAAGCAATTTGTTGGAGATGATGGTGCGCCAGGTCAGCCTGGAACTAACGGTGTAGACGGTAATCCTGGAAAAGATGGCGTTTCAGCAGGTGTTCTTGTTGTTTATGCAGATGATGCTATTGGAACAAATAAAACCCTTACGTATAATAATCAAGAATATGTTTTGTATTATGAATGGGAAAACTCCCCGCCTGCTGTTCAAGATGTATCGGGTACTTGGGTTAAATTTGTAGGCAAAAACGGTAAAGACGGTAATAATGGTCAATCTGTTTGGACAATTTACTCGCCTGATGCTACAGGTACTAACCAAAGCTTTACTTATAATGGACAAGCCTATGTAACTTTCTACGAATCTGAAACTCAACCTAGTCTACCTGTAAGTGGTCAGACTTGGGTGAAATTTGTAGGAAGTAATGGGTATACTCCAGTTAAAGGTGTTGATTATAATGACGGTTTAAATGGAGCGGCAGCAACAAGTGTTGCTCAACTTCAGATTTATAAACGTTCTGCAACTGCGCTAACTACAGCACCGACTGGCGGTAAATTTAGTTTTACTACAACTACTACTACACCTCCAACAGGTTGGTCTGCAAGTATTCCTACAGGGACAGACCCAGTTTATGTATCAGTTGGTGTTGCATCTATTGTTGGTACTACAGGTGAAGATCTTAGTATAACTTGGTCTACTCCTCAACAAGCTTTCCGAATTGGTGATGATGGTATTCAAGGTAAATCTACTTTCCTTGCTACAGTCTATAAGCGTTCTTCAACTGCTTTAACAGGTGGTATTAGTGGAGGTAGCTTTGAATTTGGTGCTAACTTGCTTACACCCCCAAATGGTTGGTCGATTACTGTCCCTAGCGGCACTGATCCCTTGTATGCTATGCAATATTTGTTCAGTGTGACAGGTGATCAGGGAACTGATTCTGTAACTTCACCAGAAGTTTGGTCTACCCCTGTAGAGATTATGCGTAATGGTGATAATGGCTACACACCTGTAAAAGGTACGGACTACTTTGATGGAGACGATGGTAAATCTACTTACTTAGCTCAAATCTTTAGACGGTCTGCTACTGCACTAACAACTGCACCTACAGGTGGCTCTTATAACTTTGGAACTAACACTTTAACTACTCCTACAAACTGGTTTGCTTATCCACCTTCAGGTAGTGATCCTTTGTATATTACTACTGCGTTGGCAACTGGTTCTGGACCCACCGCTATTGATAGTAGTTTAACTTGGAGAGCACCTACTCTCTTTGTTAGCAATGGTATTAATGGTACTAATGGCATTAACGGTACTAACGGTATTAACGGTACTAACGGGGCTACTGGACCTCGCGGTGCAGGTTGGTGGCGTTATGCAACAGGCACTAGTAGTGGTGTAACGGGCTTATCTGAATCTACTATTAGTTCTTATTTTAGCACTGCAACAAATAACTTGACTATTGTGGCAGGTGACCGTTTGATTGTATCCAATACTGTAGGTGGTGCTACAGGCTACGTTAGAAACGAAACCAATACTGCATGGATTGAACAAGCGAAGTTTATTGATGGTAATTTGTTAGTCGCAGGTACTATTGAGGGTACTGCATTAAAAGCTACAACGCTGTCGGCAATCAAGGCGGACCTTGGTACAATTCAAGCAGGTAAGTTGCAAAACCCTAATGGTACCTTTGTTATTGATTTGGCAAATGGTACAATCACAATCTCAGTATAATGAGGAAAAAGATGAAGTACGAAGATTATATTAATAAGATTGGTCTTAAGTATAACATCGTAGAAGGAAAATTGGTAGAAGACCCTGATAACGGGGTCTTCACCGTTTCCACTACTTTAGCATACAATACGATTTACTTAAATAAGTTTAATAAAACAGCAGAATTAGTTACTCACCCAAATTCTTGGATTGGTAGAACTTACAAATTTAGAAAAAGTGACTGTGTAACTCTTGCAGCAGATTACTATGATAGTATTCATAATACAGATCTCTCAAGGTGGTACAAAAACTTTTCTCATGAAAAGTGGTTTGAATATTATAAAATTGGTATGTCTAAATGGTTTACTGATCATAATTTTATCGAAGTCCCTAAAGAAAATTTAAAAGATTATGATTTTATAGTTTATAGCTATAATGATAGAGCTTACTCTCATATTGCAATTTACTTAGGTAATGATAAGATATTGCATCACTTACCGCAAAGTCTTTCTTGTTATGACAACCTTGACAGAACAAAAATTTTAGGAGTTTACAGATATGGCAACTAGAACATTCAGAGCATCATCTAGTAACGGTGTTGTAATGATTACTAAGTCAGGAAAAACAGAGGCTCAACTAGATGCTATTGAAAAGAATCCCTATAGCTATTTAGATGATATTTACTTTCATAGTAGTTTGGACTATGTTCAAGGAACAGGTAAAGCTGCTGTCGGGTCTGTTACATTTCCCGCTGTTACTCGTACAGTAGTGTCTTGGTCTACTAGCAGCAGTTGCTTTGGACTATGTTAGGAGATACCCATGCCATCAGTTACAATTCCAAAAATGGATATTCATTATGCAAACGTAGGCAAGTCTCCTGTCGGTGAACCCGAAGCTATGCTTCTTAAAATTGACGGTGTTAGTTACTCTAACTTTTTTGCAAAAGATACAGGCAGCTATCAAAGATTTTTATTTCCAGTTTATAACTCTGCTACCGATTACCTACAAGTTGCTTGCTTAACCGTTACTTACAATGGAGACGCTCCTGCAGAAACTTTTAATAACATCGAGGTAATTACACTTGGTTGATCGAGTTTTTATTAGTGATAATACATTTATTACGCGCAATGCTAATAATAATATCACATTTTCAGCAGATAGGTATTACGTAAAAAATGATCCTAACGGAAGTTTCTTTCTAGGAGGTGTTACAACAACTCCCGTTCTAGTTGGCAGAACTAGTGGAGAAGGTACGCCATCTCCTTATACAAATATAGCAGGTTTTGTTATTGATCATAGCTTTAGTAGAACAGTCGTCAATGGATTAAACGTTTCTGGATTTAATTTCAATATACCTGTAAACACTACATCAGTAGCAGGTAAGGCTTTAGGTTTTCAAACTACTCAATCTCGATATATGTTTAGACCTGCGGATAATGGTAGTTATTATATTTATAATAACAGACAAAGAGTTACTTTGAATTATAGTCTTGATGGTACTTTTATTTTTTCGGATCCATTGTTGCTCGTGGTAATTTTGGTTTTTGATATGCAAGAAGTGGGTCCATATCAGCCTGTAGGCTCGCTAGGATGGTGCGCCAATAATTTTGCTGTATTAAACAATATTAATCAATTGAGAAAAGGCGGGACACTTACAGCAACTCCTTCTCATTCAAGCTACAATGAAATATCTCAAACTACCGATGGAGTTACATTTAGTTCGCCGCTTTCTCAATTCACAAGCCAACCGCTTACTATTCGGTATGACCCCCTTTGTGCAATAGGTAACCAAACAAATGTTGACTTAACGGTGACCCCATGACATTAAAAATTACAAGTAATAAGATCTATATCCAAAATACTTCTGGCTTAACTAAATTCGACAGTAATAATCATTTACTATATAGGTATGGTTACAAATCGGGTTCATTTGATTTAACAGGATCTAGTAATTATCAAACTCAATCTCTAGGTTTTACAATTAATGAAAAAGCTATTCCAGTAATTTACATTACAGTAACTTACGCAGCAGGATCTATCTTAAGCACGATGATTAATATTAGACTGCCGTTATCGGGAGCATTTCCCAGCCATTGGGAGGGTTTTGTTGAAAATTCTTCTGCTATTTCTCTACAAGAAAATCTAGAATTAGTGGCTGATGGTGATTATATCAAAGCAAGAATAAACCGCTACGATCCAAGAACTTTTGATAACATTTGCGGACCTGGCTCGAAGGCAGTATCTTTTAACTACGAAGTATTTGCTTACAAACATCAAGACATTTAAAGGAAAAGTTTTATGAATATTACAAACAAACAAATTACTGTTGACAGTATCAGTATTACTTCATTTCCTCCTAAGACAGTTGCTACTGTAACTATTCAGGATGAAATCGCAGAAAATATTTTTAAATCAGCAGGAACTTACACACTGACATTTGATCGTGTTTATCAAAATTCTGGTGACACTGAGCTACTTGCAGATATTGGCGAGATACTAGCGGGGCTTCCCGAATGACACCTATAATTACGCTTCTTGCGCCTATTATCGGCGATCTTCTTAACAAACTTATTCCCGATGCGGATAAGAAAAGTGATATTGAAAAAGAAGTTAAACTTGCCTTACTCGAACATTCTGACAGTATCGAAGCTATTCGCGGTCAAATAGTTCTAGCTGAAGCTAAATCAGAAAGCTGGCTTACTGCTACTTGGCGTCCACTGCTTATGATGGTTATTGTAACAATCATTGCAATGAACTATCTTCTTTTTCCACTAGCAGGTATCTTCTTTGGTGTAGAACTTATGATTGATCTTCCTGTTGAACTTTGGGATCTTCTCACTATTGGTGTTGGTGGCTACATTGTAGGTCGCTCTGGGGAAAAGATGATTGATAAGTGGAAAGAATAATGAAATTTTCTAGTTTAAACTTTAGTAGTATGTTTAAAAAGGAAGAGCCTATGCAAACTTATGATTGGAAATTTGGTACACGTTCTAAAAATAAACTAGAAGGCGTACACCCTGATCTTGTTGAAGTAGCTACTCTTGCACTAAGCTACAGCTCTGTAGACTTTGGTATCACTCAAGGTCTTCGGACAGAGGCAGAACAAAAAGCTTTACTAGCTTCAAAAAAGTCTCAAACTATGAAGTCTCGACACTTGACTGGACATGCGATTGATGTTGCTGCTTATGAAGGTGCAAATATCACTTGGAACTTTGACAAGTATATCGTTATCGCGGAAGCTGTTCGAAAAGCAGCTATCGAGAAAAATGTAGAAGTTGGTTGGGGTGCTGCTTGGCTACTTTCTTTGAATTATTACAATTCAGCAGAAGAAGCCTATAAAGCTTACGTTAATCAACGAAAGAAAGAGAATCGCAAGCCATTTATCGATGGTCCTCACTTTCAACTTTCTTGGAACAATTATCCTAAATAAATACCTGACCTTTAAGATACAATGCTATGAGACAGACTCTCAAGTCTGAATGTCTCTGCAGGGGTGTAGTTTATGTCACTGACACGGGGCTTTGCTTTACGCTGGTCGCTACACCCCACTTTAATACCTGACCTTTAAGAAGGAGGGGGAACCCCTTAGTATACTTTAAAGTATATTTAAAGACCCCTTATAGTATCTTTAAATGAATTTTTAAGTATATTATTGTTCTATTGAAATAATAAAAATAATGGAGTATGTTATGGCTCAAAAGAAAGACCCACGCCTAGAGCGTGCTGGAGTATCTGGCTACAATCAGCCTAAACGTACTCCTAATCATCCAACTAAATCTCATGTTGTTGTTGCTAAAGATGGCGATAAAGTCAAAGTTATTCGTTTTGGTGCGCAGGGCGTAAAAGGCTCTCCTAAAACAGCTAACGAATCTGATGCTAATCGAAGCCGCCGCGAAGCGTGGAAAGCACGACATGCTGAAAATATTAAAAAAGGCAAAATGAGCGCTGCTTATTGGGCTGATAAAGTAAAATGGTAAAGGAATAAACGATGGCACTTATCACTACTCCTGCTACCGCTGTTAAACGCTCTGTTGCCGAACCCAGCGATAGCTATCACTCCCTAAAGCCATTGTGGAAAAAGTCGAGAGCAGTTATTCAAGGTGAAGCTAACGTTAAAGCGCATGATGAAATCCTGCAATACGATTACACAAACCTTCTGCTTCCATTTTCTCCAACAATGACACAACAACAGTACGATTTTTATCGTGCTGAAGCTGAACTTCCTGGTTTGACATCCCAGTATTGTCGAGTACTTATTAGTGCTTTGCTTCGTAAAGACTCGCATCTTGACCTACCTGATGATCTGCCTGACGAAGCTTACGAGTGGATTAAAACTAACTTTACACTAGACGGTATGTCTTTGTTTAACTTCCTTGACAATGCTCTTTGGGAAGAACTTCAAACGTCTCGTGCTTGGGTATATGTTGACCACCCTAACGTTACTGAAGATGAGTATAATTCGATGAATCCTGAAGAGCGTCAAATGATTACTCCTTATCCTATCATTATTAACGCTGAGAATGTTATCAACATTCATACTAATACTCACCCTGTAACACGTCAAAGAACTCTTACACGGTTTATTACTCGTTATCTTGTTCAACGTTATACTTCTGATAACCCTTGGCATCCAACTTATATTGATACTGTTGCAGATCATTATCTTGATGAACAAGGTTATTTGACTATTGACATGTATGAAAAATACAATGCTACTAATGAAGTTAAAGTTTTGAATGGCGAAATTCGTCAAGATTACGAGAACTTTATTTCAGAAGATAAATACGAGCTTGTAAATACAATTACTCCGACTATGTTTGGTGAACGTATTAACCGAATTCCAGCTTGGCCTTTAAACGGTCAACTTGATCCTGTCGAGCCAGTTCTAATGCCCTTGGTTGATCGTGAGATTGCTTTGTATAACAAAGTATCCCGCCGCAACCACTTGCTTTATGGTGCTGCAACCTATACACCTGTTGTACAATCTGATATGACAGATGAAGAGTTCGATACTATTGTTTCTTCTGGTTTAGGTTCTTGGCTACGTGTTCGTAAAGATGAAAGTATTTCGGTTCTAGAAACACCTACTGCTGCCCTGAAAGATATGGAGCAGTCCATTAAAGCCACTGTTGAAGAAATGGCTAAAATGGGCATTCGTATGCTTTCTCCCGAAGCCGCAGCTTCTGGTGTTGCTCTTGAAATTCGCAACTCTGCTCAAACAGCACAACTAGGTACGCTGAATGCAAAAGTCTCGACTACTATGCGAGAAATTATTTCATTTATGCTTAACTGGAAGTACAACACAGACTATACTGGTAATGATATTGAATTCCAGATGTCTAATGACTTCTCGCCTGTTGTTGGTGGTGACGCAGCTATGCGGCTTGTTACAGAATGGTATGAAGGCGGTCTTATTAGCCGTTCGACATTCATCTCTATTGCGAAGTATAATGACTTCTTGCCAGCAGATTATGATGACGAAGAAGCATTGCAAGAGATTCAAACGGATCCTCTTACTCGCAAAACAAACGATAACGACATTATTATTGAACAATAATGTAGATATGGTGTCCTTGGCATGACTTTAAACTGCCTATGCTGGCTTAGCTCAGTTGGTAGAGCTACTGATTTGTAATCAGTGGGTCGGGAGTTCGAGTCTCTCAGCCAGCACCATTTTACACCTAACTACTCAATGGAGTACTAGATGACAACTATTAATGACAGAATTTTTGATCGAATTGTTGATCACATGGGAGATGTTCGCCTTTATGAAGAAGGTGTTCAACTTCAAAATCGGCGAATTCTTCAACGGCATCGAAAGCAGTTGAAGGATCTGCTGTCGGAGGATATCAAAGCAGACATTAAACGGGAGATGGCGCGTTTTGAGAAGGAACTCCTAGCCCACGGGGTTAGTAGCCTTAAAGAGTTCTCCACCGCACAGCTTGACTTTCATTCAGACAGTCTCTACAAAGAAGTACGTTCTTTTTATAAGGTTCAAAGACCTAGTACTAAAGAACTTCTGGCAGAGATTACTGGACCCAATATTAAGGGTGCAAAAGACATATCTACTAATATACGGAACATCTCTTCAGGAGAACTTACTCGTATTCAATCAAAGGTAAAGTATGGTCTTGCGCGTGGAATGTCACAAAAAGATATTATTGCTTCAGTTATGAAAACTACTAATCTAACTGAAAATCAAGTTAAAACATTAACTCGTACTGCTATTACTAGTACGCAGTCTGCTGCTTTAAGGAATGTTGCTGCACGTAACAAAGGAATTGTTTCTGGTTTTATGTTTACAGCTATTCTAGACGCTCGTACAAGCCCTATATGTTCTTATCATAATGGTAAGATTTATGAGGTTGATGACCAGCGTTTTGTTCCCCCATTGCACTGGAACTGCCGTTCTTCTATGGTACCAGTTATCAAGTCTAAAGATCAACTTCTTGAGACTGATGATGCAAGACTTAAAAAGCGTATAGTATCCAATATGGATCCTCAACAGCTTAACGGCCTTCCACCTGTAACTCTTAGTTTTGGTGAATGGCTAAAAAGACAAACTATGGAAATTCAAGCTAAGATGCTTGGCTCTGAAGATGCTGCAAACATGTTCAGGCAAGGTAAACTAAAAGCTAGTGAATTCATTACTCCCAAAGGTAAGGCGCTTACAATTCAAGCCTTGCGGAATAGAGCAGCTAATGCTACTACTGTATTTAAACCTAAACAACAGGTTCGCAGTGAAGGTATTAGAGTTCAAGCAACGACACCTAATCAACTACTTAATAATCCTAAACACAAAGAAGACTTGCGTCAGCTTTTCTTGCTTGATGCGAGTGACTATAATCAATCTTTGTCTTTAACCGATTATAAAGGTACGTCCCTTGTTGGTAAACAAGAGTCTAGACGAAGGGTTGGTAATCAGTTTGATGAACGAAACTTTAGCGCAGATCCTATTACAGGTGAAGTGCGTAACAATAATATTTATGATCCTGATTTTAATCTGTATCAAGAACGTCTTGATTTTATGCGTAATTCTAAACTGCTTTCTTCAGAGCAAAAGAGCTTTATTGAAAATGCAGTAGCAGGTCTAGATGATAAGATTTCAGTAAATCAACAAACAGTTATGATTGAAAACCTTCGTGTTGTTTTCGAACGTTATGCTAAAGATAAAATGAAGTGGGGCGATCTTACTTCTGTTATTCGTGCTGAGAATAGGTTTGCTGTACAGAACGTTTCACGACTTCTAGATACACGTTCTCGGCAACGTGTGGATACCTTCTCTAAGTATCTAACAGACTCTAAAACAGATATGCCTAAAATTCAGATTATGGGTAAATACTATGATCTTGATCAGCTAAACGAAATGTATCTAAAAGACACTCGTTTTGTAGACGCTTGGGAAAGTACTGCAGGTGTTAATCTTGCTAGGAAAGCTTTCTTTAAAGGCCGTGCGCCTATTATTAACTATTTTAGGCCAATTCTTGATCAGCTACCTGATCGTAAGACTTACATCGATCGTTTGTTATTAAGAGATACCTTGCTTTACAAGCGTTATAAACAATTTAAAAGCTTGTTTAAAGACAAAGAACCAACTGATGACTGGTGGATTCGTAACACTGCAAGAGGTCGGGAAACTATTCGTAGTATTTTGGATTTAGAGTTCTTGAACCTTCGGAAGAAACCTACTACTATTGTTATGAATGACAAAGGAACTAAAGCATTAACTAGCGCAGCTAAACTTGTTGCATCAGGAGACGCTACTGACTATGACACACTTGCTATTAACATCGGAAAGATGCTTAGTAAGGAGTTTGAAGACTTAATTCCATTTATGAAGAATGACTTAAAATCTTATCACAAAGAGGGATCTAAATTCCTTGACTTTATGAAAGATCAAGGTCTTATTCGTATTCAATTTCGAGGTAAAACTCGAAGAGGTGTTATTGATGTAGAAACAGGTCGTGCAGGAGGTGCATGGGGTGATACTATTAGCCGAGAAGTTACAGTTATCAATAAAGATATGCTTAAGCTTCAAGAGGCAAGTCGCCGTATGACTATTGCTCGTCGTTTAGGAAACGTTTCAGATCGTGATCGTCTTTATGTTAAGGCAGGTAAGAAAACTTACTTTGATGCTAGAGGTAAAGACACGGGTGTTCCTATTGTGTCTCGTGATAAATTTCCTGATTATGATCCTAAACAGATTGACTCTGAAATGGCTAATATGATGAATCATGTGATGAATGTCGAATATAGCGTAGACAAAGAGTTCTTTGGTTTTATGGATGACATTGTTAGGTTTAGAGACCCTCGTGGTAACTCTAAATACTACGACAGTATCAATGAGCTGCGGCATGAAATTCTTAACCGTGGTGAAGCAGGTTATGGTCTTATGGCTACAGCTAAATATCATGCTATTCGTGGCAAGAATTTTAAGACATATGCCTTTATCGATTCTCGTGGTCGTGTTTATCATCGTGGATATCTGACACCGACAGGTGGTGAGCTAGTCCGTCCTTTCCTAAACTCAGGTAAAGCTGTTAATATCGATGCGGCTGCTGTGTATGAACTTCGTACTCAAATTGGTGCTTTAATAGGTCCAGGTACAGAGGCACTTACTCAAGCTGGACGTCAAGCAATCTTTGGTCGTAATAGAGAGAAGATTCTTGATTTAGGTAATCTGATGATGCAAACAACTCAAAGAGATCGTAGACTTCGTGAGTTTCTTGAACACCCCCTTATTAGAGGCTTAGAAGGTCCAGAAGTACCAAAGATGGCTCGTATGGCACTTGAGTACGCTCGTATTCATAAGCATGTAGATGGTGATTTTAATAACCTTAAAAAGCTTAACACATACAAAACTCAGCTTATGATTGAGAACGATGCGTCGTCATCAGGTGCTCAAATTATTGGATTGTCTACGGGCGATAGGGCTATTTCGGAAGCTTCTAATGTTCTTGCAACTACTCAGAAGAACCGTTTGTATGACCTTGTTGCTATGGATACTGTTAACGATCCAGAATTTTTGAAAATACCTGCCCTTAGAGATGCTAACCTAACTTGGGAAGATCTTGCTAAAGGTGCTAAGGCGCAAAACATGGTAAGCTTCTACGGTGCTGGCGATGCAACTAAAACCGCCAACGTAGCAGGTAAGCTGTCTAAAGTTCTTGAAGGTAAAGGTTATGTAACCGTTACTAAAGCTAATTTAAGTGAACAGCTTAGAATTATTGATGGTAAGATTAAAATTGCTCAAAAGCTTGATGCAGAAACTTCTGTAAAAGAGCTTCAGTCTTTCAGAGCAGAACTTGTTGATCTTATCAATAACAATGAACCTGCTGGTAGTACGCTTATGAAACAAGCTATTGAAGTTCATCCTGATACTGCTGCTTTTGTTGAAAAGCTTATGAACTCTCGAAAGGGCATTATTGGCCCTAAAGAGTTTGCAGAAGTATCTCGGATTATGTCTAAGAACCTTGCTGCTCGTGCGCCTGTTACAGATCAGTTTATTAACTTCTGGAAAGATGTGGCTAAGGCTTATGTAACAGAAACACAAAAGGTTGATATTCCGTGGGTTACATTCGACGGTAAAGTTATGATGCAACGGTATAGACCCCGTTTGCAAGAACGTATTGAGTTTACTGACCCTGTTACGGGTCGTAAAGTATCTAACATCTATGAGGCAAAAGCTGAAGACGGAAAACTTCTTGGGAAGTCTTCTTTGAATGACGCTCGTATTGGCCTAGGTGTTAATGGAAACCATAGTAACGATGCTGTTATTGTTAGACGATTCCACTTGTGGGGACGTAAAAACGGTATTGGTACTGCAACAATTCATGACGCATTCTTCACTAATATTGGAGATGCTATGAAGGCAAAGGACGCTCTTAGAACCATCTATGCAGATGCTCTTGGGGGCGATACTATAAGACGCACCTTGCAAGAAATGCGCAAGCAAGGCATGTCTTATAATACTTACTTAAAGCTTCTTGATGAAGCTAAGAGGAGAGGCTTAATTGACCCTCCAAATAAAATTACACGCCGTGACATTCTAGCTCCTATCGCTGATGGGTTTGACTGGTACGGTATTGGTCCATAGTTATTTGTAATAGCCTATGAACTATAAAACAGAAAAATAGCTTACAAGCTATAAACAACTTTTAACGACTCTGTGAGTCAATACAAATTAACATTATAACTCAAGCTGTGCTTGAAAGGAAAAAACATGAGTGAAGATAATCAAATCAATGAAGAAGTAGAAAATGAGCTCAATGAAGCTAATGAACAAGAAAATGTTCAAGAGGAAACCAAAGAACAAGAACAAGAACTTGATCCGATTGAACAGGCCGTACAAGAACGACTAGCTAAAATGAAAGCTAATATGGATCGTATGGCAAAAGAACGTGATGAAGCTCTAAAACTTAAGGCTGAAATTGAACAAGCCCGTAAAGAAGAGCAGATTAAACGTCTTGAGGAAGAAGGTAAAATGCAAGAAGCCCTTGAAATGAAATTGGCAGAAGCACAAGCAAAACTTCGTGTATTCGAAGAAGCTAATACCAAACTTACTCGTGACAACGTTGTAAATTCCGCTCTTGCAGGGTTGGAATTCCGTAACGATCGCAGTCGAGATATGGCTCGCCGTGATATCGTTGAGCAACTTGTTCAAAACGAAAATGGTGCTTGGGTTCATCAATCAGGTACTACTATTCAAGATTTCATCATTTCTTACTCTAAGAATGAAGACAACTCTTTCCTGTTCCGTGCTAAATCAAATACGGGTGCAGGAAATGGTGCTCCTAACGGCGCTCCTGCAATGAATCAAAAGAAATCTCTTGCAGAACTGTCTACTCAGGAAGTGCTTAATTTGGCGGCTAAAGGCCAGCTAGGTAACTTTAATATCTAATAGTTATAAATAAGGAATAAAATCATGGCTATTACAAATACAGATTTTCAAAACATTGCTCTGGCAATTTCGGCTTACTCTGACGAAGCCTACACAACTGAAAAGAAACTGAACTCGACTGGTATCGTTGCTGCTGATCAGCGCATTGACGCTTCGGGTGAATCGTTCATTGGTCAGTTCCGTTGGTACAAACCGCTGAACGCAAACATCAACATCGCTTCGTTGAACACAGCTGCTAACGGTACTTACACCGATATCGCAACTGACGTTGCTAACTTCGTGAAGACAGTTCGTACCTTCGGTGCAGAGCAAGTCAACATGCAAGAAGTTATCTCGAAGCAAAACGGTCTGGCCAAAATTGGTCGTGACTTTGCTGAAGTTCGCGCACAAGACGAGCATAACGCTCTTTTGTCGGTTCTGAAGGGTGTTGCTTCTGCTGAAGTCGCTCGTGGCGATGCAGGTGGTGCAGGTAACGGCGGTCTGGTTAGCTTCGATACTGACGCTGACGCTGCTGCAACTGGTATGTTCGTTGACATCAACGCTGAAGGTGAATTCGGTGCTGCTGCAACTGGTTCTGTAGACGCTCGTCGTCTGTTCGACTCGTCTGCTATTGGTGCTGCTCGTGGTGAGCGTCTGTTCAAAGCTATTGGTATGGCTTTCAAAGACTACGAACCCGATTACATGTATCTGGTAACTTCTCCTGAAGTTATGGCAGAAATGCGTGCTGCTAACCTTGTTGACCAAACTATGGTCACAGATGGCAACCTTGAGTTCTCGACAATCTTCGGCGGCAAATTCCGTCTGGTGATGACTCGCGCTCAACAGCGTATTGCTGGTGAAGCTGCTGGCGATCTGAACACTCAGTCCGCAAAATGCACTTTCGTTGTGAAGCCTGGCTCGGTAGCTGCTGCTGCTGTTGGCGTTCCGACTCCTGTTGAAGTCGATCGCGTTGCTGCTTCTTACAACGGTGGTGGTTCGACTAACGTTTGGTACCGTTATGGCTTCGTAATGCATCCAATGGGTTACGATTGGGCTGGCTCAACTACTGCTTTCGTTTCGAACGCTGGTCTGGGTACTGCTGCTTCGTGGAACCGTAAAATGGACGCACTGAACTTGGGTATCCTGCCTATCTTCCACGCCTAATAATTTAGGAGGGACTAATGGCACTAGTTCTAAATACTAACAGCTATGTGACTTTAGATGAGGCTGAACTATACTTTGAAACTCGCATCGACAGTGCTAACTGGTTTAACTCTGAAGATGAGATTAAAGAACAGGCATTGGTTACTGCAACACAGATTGTAGACAATCATGCTTGGATTGGCTCGGCTATTAGTCCTTCCCAAGCTCTTGCGTGGCCTCGTAAGAATGCAATCTACAATGACCCTCGTTTGGGCCTTACTGTATCTGTTGCTGAAAACGAGATTCCACAACAGGTTAAAGTTGCTGTTTATGAACAAGCACTGCATTTGATTGATAATGAGGATCTTCTTTCTGGTACTACTCAAACTTTTGAAAGTATCAAAATTGGCTCAATTGCTATTGAAGATAAAAACTCAGATACCACTAAAACTCCTATGAAAGCAAAGCTAGTAGTTTCGACTATTAAGCCTTTGCTTCGTAGCAGTGGTACTAGCCTAACATGGTGGAGGGCTAACTAATGTCAATTTCTGCGCGAGTAGCTAATGCTGTAAATAAAGCTTTTATTGCAGCAGGTGATCTTGTTAAAAGTGCAGAATTACAATCAAAAGCAGTTTCTAGTTTTGACTTTCAAACAGGTGAAACTAAAAGCGTAACCCAGAAAGTTACAGTTGATGTAATCATTCAATCAACTGAAAAACCGTCTGGCGAAGGTTTTACTAAAACCGCGCTTATGAAGTCAGGTCTAGATCTTAGCGTTTACGACTCTATTATTATTGATGGTAAACGCCATAACATTGTAGACTATGATGATAATGGCTTTACTATTACAGTAATTATTGTTAAGGAGAGGTAAAATGTTTGAGACTATTCTCACAGACATTCAGTCTGTTTTTGCCTCTGCGGATTGGACTTCAAAGCAGATTGCAATATACCCTGATAACTATCAAGGTACTATTGTAAATCCTGACGAATATTTGCGTATGAACATTATACCCGCAGATAGCAACAACTATGCCTATGAAGGTAGGAAAGTTGTTAGCGGTGTAATGTTTATTAAGATTTTCGTTAAAGCAGGTGAAGGTCAAAAACGCATTATGAAAATTGCGGATGAACTTGATTCTGTTCTTCAAAACAAAACTTTAACTAATAAAACACAGCTTGGGACTTCCTTTGTTACAATGGAAGGGCTTGACCCATCTAATCAATCGCTTTATAGCGCAAGATACACTATACCATTTAAGAAATACGGAGAATAACAAATGGCACACATTTCGACACTTGGCGCAGGTATTTATACATACCTTGACCTTTTCAAAGGGACCATCCCTGCTGGCACCGATACCGCTTCGGAAATCGCTGCTCTGTTCGTTGGTTCGACACCTGGCACGGCTGATGCAGATCATGTTCGTATGCCTTCTGTTCGCGAATTCCCTTCTGTGGGTACTCCTGCGAACATCGTTAACGTTCCTGTTTACGGCCAAGCAACCTCTTCGCAGGTGCAAGGTCAGTCGGACGCCCCGACTCTGGAAGTTACTGTTAACTACATCGCTGCTGACATGCAAGCAATTCACGCTCTTGTCGGTCAACAGGTTGCGTTCCGCTTCATGATGGCTGCTGGCCCCGTCACTAAAGACGAAGGTGCAGACGTTACTCTGGCAGTTGAAAACACTGAATTCTACTTCGTCGGTAAGATCGAAGCTATTCTGGTGAACCCTGCTCTGACAGACGCAACTACTGCAACCGTTACGTTGTCGGCTCAAACCGACTTCTTCGGTCCTGCGACTATCTAAGCTAGTTTTGGGGGAGATCTTTAGAGGTTTCCCCCTCATCCATAAAAAGAAGTATTACATGACAGATAAACCATTTAGTAAAAGCTTTGTTATGCGTACGACATTTCGTCATATGCGTCGAAGCGTAGACATTAGTATTCGAAAATCATTTGATCGTTTTCAAGACTTTGATGAGGGATCCCGTGAAGGAAAAGAATGTCTAGAAACACTCTCCGTTCTTCATACGGTTCGTAAAATCTTGGATGACTTCCAAGCTGCGAATCCGCACCTGTTCACTGAAAAAGATAAATTGCAATAAAGGAAAAGTATTATGAAACATCTAGTAGGTAAAGTTATTACAAAAGAAGTCTCGTTTATGGATGACAAAGTTGAAGTCCGCAAACTGTCGGTCTCGGAAGTTATGGCTATCCAAGACCTCGTAAAGAAAGCTGCATCGTCTAAGAAAGATGATTCTCAGCTTGGAGTATTGCGTGACGTCCTTCGTCGTGCTGTTATCGGTGCAGAAGAAATGACCGATCAAGAATTTGACTCGTTCCCGTTGGCAGAACTGAACAAGCTTTCTGAAGCTGTTCTTGGGTTCTCTGGCATGGGCGATGGTGGCGCTTCGGGAAACTAACCGATCAGGAAGAAGTAATCTTCGAAGTGGCTTATAACCTTGGCATTCCTGTTTATAAAATTGAGCAGGAAATGCCTTATACAGAACTACTAAAGTGGATTACTTACTTCCGCAGGAGACCTGTCGGATATCGAGAGGACAACCGCACTTACATGCTATTACGTGCGCAAGGTATCAAAGAATCTGCTGAAAACTTATTTCCAACAATTCGTGCTGTTCGAAATTACGAAGACTCTAAAATTGAAGCTGGCAAAGTTATGCCACAAGGTAAGTTCCTTGAAAAGATGCTTAGAGCAAAGAATGGCGATGGATCTGGTTGGGATTTGCTAACAGGAGGTCAGAATGGCAAAGCCGATAATCAGCCTTGAAGTTGTTAACTTCGACAAAGAGCTTGCTCGTATTAAACGAGAAGTGGCTGAAATTGGTGCAATGGAAACCCATGCACGTATTGATTATGCAACAGAACAACTACGTATTGTAACCCCTGTAGATACAGGTGAAGCAAGACGTGGGTGGTCTAATACAAAGACTAGAACTATCTTTGGAGAAGCCGCAGGTACTATCCGTAACCCTGTAGAGCACATCGAATATCTAAACAACGGATCAAGTCGGCAAGCACCTAAATACTTCATTGAAGCGGTGCTTCTTACTATTGGCGAACTAACGTAGCCCCTAACATCCTTGCCCTATGATGGCATCTCATTACATCGAGATACTGTTGTAGGGCAATTTTATTAAGGAGGAACACTATGAGTGGTGTAGAAATTAGAGTACGGTCTAATTCGCAACAGGCTCGACAGGATCTTGCAAGACTTGAGAAGTCCGTTGGTAATATCGATAAAACCGTAAACAATGTAACTAAATCTATAGGCCGTTTAGCTGTCGGTCTTGGTGCTGCTTTTTCAGCACAACTAGCTATTAGAAATATTAACAAGTATACAGATTCTCTTATCAATCTTGAAAACCGTATTGCCCTAGTTACAGGCCGTACGGAAGAGATGACACAAGTACTTGGTAAACTATATGAAATCTCTGCTCGTTCTAGAGGCTCTATTGATGGTGCTGCCGAGACGTTTAACCGTTTTGGTCGTTCGCTTCAAGGTACAGGGGCATCTACAGAACAATTACTTCAAGTAACAGAAGCCGTTCAAAAGAGTATTGCTATCTCTGGTTCTGGAGCTGAATCCGCTCGTGCAGCTATTTTCCAGTTGGGTCAAGGTTTGGCTTCTGGTCAGCTTCGCGGACAAGAACTTAACTCCGTGCTTGAACAGGCTCCTCGACTTGCTCAGGCTATTGCGGATTCTATGGGGCAACCTCTCGGTAAACTTCGCGAGTTGGCTGAAGAAGGCAAGATTACAACTGATGTTGTGTTCAAAGGTCTTCTAAAACAAGCGGAAGCAATCAATAAAGAATTTGCAGATCTTGAAGGCACTACGGCACAAGCCTTTGAAGTATTTGGTGATTCTGTTGGTCGTGTAACTGGTGAAATCAGTAAGACACTAGGTTTCTCTTATTTATTCACTGATCAACTAAATAGAATGAGCACTTATCTTCGTGATAACGTTGGTCAGCTAAATAGTATGGCTTTCATACTCAGAGGTGATATTATCACTGGCTTTAGAGACTTTTCTCTTATTGCGGGTGGTGTTGCTAATGTTCTTGGTGCTTACTTTGGTCGCATTGGTGATGCTATTTATCAGCTTATTCTGCCTATGCGTACTGTTAGTGACCAGCTTAAGGCAACGTTGCTATCTCCATTCTTAGAGGCTCGTCAAGAATATCTCAAAATTACAAACAAAATTGGCGATGACATGGCTGATTCTATGATGTCTGGTCTTCGTGGCAAAATCGGTAATGTTTTTAGAGCCGAAGGTCCAGAAGAAATTAGGGCAGCGCTAGATGATTTAGCTATGACGATTGACGGTTATGGTCGTCAATGGTTCAACTTTGGAAACCAAATTACGAACTTTATCAACCCTGCTTTTATTACTATTGAAAGGACTTTGGTTGGTTTGGGTATTCTAGATCAGCGATTGCTACGTTTCCGTAGTGGCTCTTTTGAAGATTTAAACTTTGTTATGGAATTAACAAATCTTATCATTAAAGATCTTGTTAAAAATATTAAAGCTCTAGAAGTTTGGAATGATCTGGTTCTAGGTGCTTATATTGCTGCTCAACAAATTAATCGAGTTATGGGCGCAATAAAATCTGAAATTTCTATAGCTGTAAATAAGATCCAAAAGACGCTTCAATCTATGTTTACAGGGGTTAAAGATATTGCTGAAAAGAACCTTGGTGCTGCATGGAAATCTGTTAAGGGGTATCTTGACTTAATTGAGCGTAAATTCTTCTGGCTTTACGACGAAGTTATTGCTAACTCTTGGTGGACTGACACTATGGAGCAAACTGCAGGTTTAGCACAATACTGGCTAGGTCGTGCTGAAGCCCGTGTACAAAGTTTTGGTAATACTATTAACTCTGTTTATAAAACAATTAGTAAAAGAGCAAGTGGCTTTAAAGAAGCACTTTCTAATTTGTTGCCCTCTGGTGGCGGTAGGAATATTCTTGAAATTGAGATTTCGACAAGTTCTATCAAAGAAACTGCAGTAACTCTTGTTAATACTGCTGTTAATTTTGGTCGTACTATTTCTAGTGGTGCTGCCAATATGGTATCAGACCTATACAAGAAAATCAAAGAAATTGCCCCTGGTATTGGGTCGTATATTGCGTTTGCTGTTACTACTGCAGTTGGTTCTGCTTTTGCACCCAAGCTTTTTGCTCCTCTGCTTAAACTTGAACTTATTGGTCTTGGTGCGATTATTGCAAATGAACTTGCAAGTAACTTTGGACCTGCATTTATTTCATCTGGGTTTTTAGAAGACCTTGGTACAGGTATTGGTCGAGCCGCAGGAAACTTTGCAGCTGCCATTATTGAGAACATTCCTATGATTGTTCAAGGTCTTGTACAAGTTGTAAAAGGCTTTGGGAAGGGTGTTGCAGAAGCTTTTGGTGGTATTCCTGGATTTCTTCTAAGAACAATTAACTCTATTCCTTTCTTTGGAGGGGATGGTCTTATCGTTGGTTTGATCTTTGGTACTGCAGGACTTTCTATCGTTAGCAAGAAATTCCGTGAACTTGCCTTTAATGTTATTCAACCTGCTCTTACTGGTATTATTAAGATGGCAGGTGTTGGCAGTGGTGCTAACTTGTTTGGTGCTGGTCAGGGTCTGGCTTCTCGAATTCTATTTGGTGGTACAGCAGACCCCAAGGCTGTTCTGACACGATTGACTTTCTTTACTGTCGGTGCAACAGCTTTGCTTTCGGGTATTCCTGACACATTGGGACAAGGTATTGCACAGCTTGGTTTTGCTTATTTGACTATGTTTGGTACTCGTGGACCAACTGCGATTATTCAAGATTTGCAGAAAGTTGCAAATGTAGGCGGTAGTGCATTTAGCACAATTATGGCAGGTGGTTGGGGTACTCAACTAGGTGCAACAGCTGCAAAAGCCTTTAATGGTATTAGGTCTATGATGACTATGACCAGCCGAGTAGGTGCTATTGAATCTGCTAAAATGTCAGCTTCTTATGTAGCTTCTTTTGCTCGTATTCGCGGCGCAGGTATTTCAAGTCTTGGCGCAGTTGTCAAGCGTTTTGGTAGAGTAGCACTTATTGCAGGTGCAGCACTTTATGCATTGACTGGAACTGCTGATGCAGCTTCAGAGGAAATGGGTGGTCTTGAAAGTACGATTTCAAAATACTCTGACGTAGGTATTATAGGTCTTTCTATCCTTGGGCCTATGCTTGGTGGACCTCTTATGAAGGCAGTTACTAAGGTTACAGGGTTTGTAGCTAAGTCTATCTCAGGACTTGTTTCAACCGCAGTAGCTACAGGTGCTCGCCTTGGTGGTGCTTTGTTTACAGGTATTATGGCAGGTGTAGGTAGCCTTGCAACCTCGATTGTTACAGCAATTACAGGTGCTTTTGCTGCAATATTCTCTATGGCGGGGGCTATTGTTGTTGGCGCAGTTGCAGCTATTGGTTTGCTTGGTGTATGGATCTTCGGCGAAGGTGATGGTTTCTTTGATAAACTAGGTAACGCTTATGACTCTGTTCGTAAATTCTTTGGCATGGCAGATCGTCGTACAAGAGACGCACGTAACGAACTCGAAGGTTTGTTTGATTTTGATCAGATTGGTGATATTAAGATTAACCTTGCTGCTGAACTTGCTAATGTTGATTTGTCTAGTATTTCTGACGATGATCTTGATCGTTTGATGCGAGTTAGCCGTGAAGCTAATCGTATCTTCGAAGAAGCTAATACAACACTTATGAATGAAGGTGAACTTAGTCGGGCTGAAACACGAAATGTTCAACGTGCAGTTTATGCTGTTCGTGATGAACTTCGTAGAGCACCAGCTGTTCCTGAAACAGAACGTGGACGTAATCTTGGAGATAGCCTTAAAACTATTCTAGGTGGTATCGAGTTTATTGGTGGCCGTACTAGTCAAAGTCTAAATCCGTTTGGTGATGTTCTAACTGAATCTGAACGTGCTGCCCTAACACGCGCTCAATCTCAGGCTGATGAAGGTCGTTTATCAGACGCTATTTCAACTATTCTCACTTCTGAGATGCGTCCAATGCTTGAAGAAAGTGACCAAGGTCGCGCACTTGTTGAATTGATGGGCCGATTGATGGGTGTATTGGATGCTGGTGCTTTGGATCGTATGAGCCAAGAAGAATTCGTTACTTTCTCAGAAAGCGTTTCTGACTTCTCTCGTCTAATTAACCAATTTGGACGTGGTGTAGGATTTAACGAAGTTGGTGCGGGTGTACAAGCTTTTGGTCGTGGCGGTATTGGCAATGATACAGGTCTTGCAGGTGAGCTAGCGGGTATTCTTCAGACAGTTGCTCGTGAAAATGCTCGTCAAATCTTGCTTGAACAGCGTCAAGCTAAGCTAACTAATGCAGAAGAAATTTTGACAAAAGTGGCAGATTTCGGTGTTGATATTGAACCTGAAGAACTTGCAAGACGATTTACAAATGCGCAGCTAGATGCCTTTATTGAAGCGGGTAATAATCTGATAACCAATATGGATATCTTTGATCAAGCTCCAGAAACACTGGCTGGTTACACACAAGAATATCTTGATCGTCTGAACCATAATGCAGAAATGTATGCTAACGTTCTGAATCATATTATTGAACAATCAGTTCCTCAAGAAACAACTGATGAAATTCAGAGCCGTCTTGAAGGCTTGCAGTCTCAGTTAGATTCTGTAGGTATCTCTGGTTCTCTTGCATTTGATCCTATGGTTGCTTCTGTTGCGGCTCTTAGCGAAGAAGCTATTTACCTTGGTGGTGAATACGAAAGAATGCAAGGCAAAATTAAGAGTATTTCTCGTCTACAAAGACAACTTCTTGAAGACGAGTCTCTTAGTGCGCAACAACGCAGAGACATTACTGTAGAAATTGGTCGTCAACGTCAGTCTCTTGAAACTATGGTTGAGCTTAACAACCTTGCTTATCGTATTGAAGCAGACCGTGTTGGTTTGATTGAAGACGCTATGAGTTCGGTAGATAATGCAATGCCTCTGGAGCGTATTTTGGCTCTAGATGTTAGCACAATTAACAAGATTGTTGCTGCTTCTGCGGCTGTACAAACCTTGTCTCTACAACTTCAAAGTATTGGTGCCTCTGGTGCTGATGTTGATGTTGGTATTCGACGTACGCTTGAAAGACGTTTGCAGGAAAGCCAAGAATATCTTAACAGTGTAATGGGCGGTTTTAGTGGCAACGATGATAAGAGTGGCAAAACAGAAACCTTCTTGGAGAAACTTTCTTCTGGTTTGTCTTCTGCAGGGTTTAGTGCGTCTATTCAAGAAATCGGTGCGCTTTCTCAACGTCAAATTGATCAGTTGACTATTGCTGTTGGACGTTACAACGATGCTCAAAAGGCATTGAATAACTCTGCACAGAGTGAGTCTGTTATTCGTGCTAATGCTCTTAGAACATTGGATGAGCAACGCGAGCGTATGGCAGAAATTCTTGCCAGCGGTACTATTCTGGGTATTCAGAAAGCACTAGAAGGTATGGGTTCTCAACTTGATATTGCATCTTTGGTTGGCCTTACACCTGAACGCTTCCAGTTTGCTGTTGAAAATAGTTTGCGTATTGCAGAACTTCGTAAGAACATTCTAGATACTGCGGGTACTGATCTTGCTCTGGCAAGAGAAATGAACCTAGAGCTTGAACGCCGTATGCAACTTGAACAAGGCATGACCGACACAGCACGTAGCTCTACAGATGCTATCGCTGAGTCTATCAAAAAGAACCTTGGTGAAGTTATCCGTGGTGCTCAAACACTTGGCGAAGGGATTATAGGTGTTCTTGATACTGTTACTGACCGTATTATTGACACTGTTCTTAATTCTTTTGTTGACGCAATGTTCCAAGCCTCTGGTATGAAAGACATGTTTACAAACTTCTTTGCAGGTTTGTTTCAGTCTGGTCAGTCAATGGGTCAGAAACTAGGTCAAACCGTTGGTCAATCTATCACAGGTAGCCTTGAAGGTAGTATGACTGGTGGTGGCTGGATGTCTAACATTATGGGTTCTGTTGGTGGTCTGTTTAAGAACATCTTCGGTTTCCTTGGTGGAATGGGCGGCGGCGGCGGTATGTTTAGCAGCCTATTTGGATTGAGCTTTGGCTCTTTCTTAGGGTTTAGCGAGGGCGGTATCGTACCAATGATGGCAGGTGCTAAAGCTGGTGTAGACTCTGTTCCTGCAATGCTAACTCCTGGCGAAGTCATCTTGAGTACTGATCAAGTTAAAGCACTTGGTAAAGGCTCTAATGCAGGTAATAGTCAAGTATTTAATTTGAATATTACTGGAGATGTATCTCGTCAAACACGCAAAGAAATCGTCAAGTTGATGCCTCAGATTACTCAAGGTGTTAACACCAATAACAAAGAAAATAATAGACGATAAACAACTTTTTGGGTCGCCCTTCGGGGCGGCCTTTTTTACCAAAACAGTCAGCTAATTTTGCCCAAAAAAAGCCCAAAAAAAAGTGAGAAAATTAACGCATCTATAATAGAAGAAATCCAAATAGAGGAGAAACCAAATGGAACTTCTGATCGTCATTATCGCTATCGCTGGCTGGGCTGCTATCGGTAAAATGACTTACGACATGGCTAATTACCAAGACCGCAACCCGTGGGTCTGGGCAATTCTTGCTGTGTTGTTTGGGCCACTAGTAATGGCCTATGTATTTTACAACGGTAAATACAAATACTAAAAGCTTTGGGGTGTGCTTTAAACACCCTAATCAACCTTCATCCAAGTGGAATCCAAGAGGAATATAAAATGAAGACTATCACAAACATCATCAAAATCGTAATCGTAATTGCTCTGTTTGCTATTCTTGCAGTATTGGCGAATATCGTTGTTAGCGGTTTGACCGCTTTGTTCGGTATCGTTGCAATCATTGCATCTGGCATCTGGACCGTAATCTTTTACGTTACTATGACCTATATCTCGCTTAAGATTGTAGGTGCAATTGTAGAGTTTGCTATTATCAAGAAGATATTCGCAAAATAATAGCTGACCTTAAAGCCCTAGAGACTCCCTCCCTGTCTTTAGGGCTAAACTTAAAGGAAACTTTAAATGACAATACTAGGCATCTTCTTAGCCGTTCTAATTGGTCTATTGATTAGATCAATCATCTCTAAAAAGTTATGGGGAAACAAAATCTATCGAACACCTTGGTGGGTAATTGTTTCTTTCTTTATTCTTTCTGGAACCTATATGCCAAGTGCTATATTTGGTTTAATGGGTTTGTTTATGTACGACATGATAAGCTATGCTGTACCTAGCGACAATGCATCTAGAAAGATAATTAAAGGTATCCATGAACATCTAACAAAAGGAATCAAAGCCAATGCTTAAGAATATTGCAAGTGGGTTTGGAAAGGGTATCGGTGAGTCTTTTAACATTGTTAAAGACGTAACCAATGTAATATCTGAATATCTCCGTAGTGAGAAAGGCCAACACTTTATGGCTAAACACTTTGAAGTAATTTATGAAGAAACTCAACCTTATGAAGAAGTGTTGATGGAAGCTCTAAACGAAATGAAAGGAAAGTAAAATGCTACGTGGTGCTGTTGATAAGAACATCATGCATAATCTTTGCAATCAAGCAGAGGTGGCACAAATTAACCGTAATAATCCGTTCTATGTTGGAACTGTAAAAGGTTATAAATTCTACGAATGCCCAATCTATGGGGATGAGCGCCCGTTGCTCGTTAAAGACAAACTTGGTCGCTATGGTTATAGCTACTGGTGTGACCTTCCTGAAGGAGAAATCTAATGAACTACGAAGACCAACTGCAGTATGAGAATGATGATTACGAGTATTACAGATGGCTTACGAGTGTAAATCCGTTTTTTGTTGTAGACGCTGAATATCAAATCAAAGGAATGGAGATTCTCTAATGATGACTGCTGCTATGTGTCTTGCATTAAATATGTTTTTTGAAGCAAGAAATGAGTCATTGATTGGGCAAGTAATGGTAGCTGAAGTAACTCTAAATAGAGTAGTAGATGCGAGATTCCCTGATACAGTCTGTGAAGTCGTCTGGCAAGATAAACAATTTAGCTGGACACATGACGGTAAAACAGATAATCCTAATAAACTGCCCCATGTTGATCGTGAGGCTTGGAGATGGATAAAGGTACTAGCCGATATACTTCTCGAAGAACCAGAGTACCTAACTAAAACAGGTGCTTTGTACTATCATGCCGAGTATGTTAACCCGTACTGGACAGACCACTATGAACGTGTTGCTGTTGAAGGCACACATATCTTTTACAAGTAAGGACAAATCAAATGAAAAACATCGTAATCGCCTTGGCTTCAATTTTCTTTGCTACCTCTGCTATTGCAGGTCAAGAGTATGAATGTAAGAAAAGTTTTCTTGGATGCTATACAACTTATGTAGGAACTAAAACTTCTGCGGATGTAATTGAATACGTTAAAGATTCAGAGGAGGCTGTTCAAGAAGTTACATCAACTTACAAGCTGGAAGAAGTAATCTATCAACCAAAAGAAGGTATTCTTGTTATCAAAACCACTAAGGAAAACTGGATGCCAAATTTTAGTGAAGTAAAAGCTATGTTTCGAGATCGAAACCTATACTTGAAAACTATCGTATTTACCTGGCCAGGTTCTTATGATGTACGTAAAGTAATGAACTTCGATGACAATCATAAAGGCAGAGTACGTTACTTAGCCCTTAAGGAAATCAAAGCACCATCTGAAAATATTCTCACAAAGAAGTGAGAAAAACAAAGCATCTATAATGAACAGATCAAAATAGGAGATGATATCATGTTCAATGCAAACGTAAAATTCTGGAACTTTGACGCTAACAAAATGGAAGTTGTTTCTGCTTCTGGAACCACTCGTGAAAAGGCTATTTCTAATTGCTTTCAGAAAGCAAAGAAAATGGGCTTGTCGTATAATGACATGATTTCGGTGGAGTAAATTGTTGACTAAGTTCACAAAAGAGTACCTCGAAGAGATTAGCTTTTCTAACCTTGTAAAAGCAATCGATGCAAAATGGGGTCATACTTATATTGACCCACCACTAACACTTGAAGATGAAATCAAGGCTATTCTTGACGAATTCGATCCTAAACTCAACAGCCAACATAAATAAGGAGATCTCTTATGGCTCGTAACATTAAAGCACTAAAGACTGGTTTCAACTACGAACTGACTCAAGGTCGTCCTTGGAGCAGCCGAAACAAAGCTTACAATCATGGCGATCGTATTGCTATGGTTGGACAAATTCTTGCTGGCACATACACAATTGCTGAAGCAGCTGATGAAATGGGTGTTGTTAAACAGACTATTAAAAATTGGCTTGCAACAGCCGATAAGGATAATCCCCGCCTAATGGGATAACACAGTTCTCCTCGCCCCACTTGGGGGCGGGGAACCCTTCCTTCTTTTTTTTTTTTTCAGTATAGGAGATATATTATACTAGGTCTGTTAGCAATGATTTATCTGATGATATTCAAAGGTAACAAGACTCTTAACTAAGTTCTGAAGTAAATGGGGTACGCATTGTACTATGCCCATAATGAAAGGAAGCTAAATGTCTGAAGCCACAGTACTTGATAGATTAGTCGAAGATCTAGCGTATCGAATGAGCGTATTAGATAAACGTCAATCAGCAAGTTACTTGAATACACTAAGTCCGAGAGATATTATTGAGTTCTCATATACACATGTTCTCAAAGGTCTTGAAAGAAAAGCTACACTAGTGGAAGTAGCTGCTAGTATAGGTCGTAGACTTCGTCAGAAGCTTCGAATGAAACAAGACAGTATTCTTGATGTTCAAGGTGGTTGGTATGTTCTTATTTCATATATTGAGACAGGAATTATCGGCTATCGAAAAAAGCATGTTTACAAAAATGGCAAAAAGTCTAAGCATCTTACGTTTCAGCTTTATGCAAGAGATTGGTCAGCCATTAAAGACATGATGGACCTAATTGATAACGAAAAGACAGACTTATTTCCAGTTAATACTCCTCCAAAACCGTGGACTAACAAATCTATTCACGAGGAAACTGGAATTAGTATCATTAAGAAAGGTGACGAGAGTGCTTTAAAACACATGGAAAACTCAGACACAAGTTATATTGTAGATGTGCTTAATAAGCTATCTAATACAGCTTGGCGTATTAACGAAAGAGTTTTTGAAGTATACAAAGCTTGTATGACAATGAAAGAAAACCCGTTCAAATTCTCTAAAGAGATCGATCCTGTAAAACGGGCTTCCTTGATTATTGAAACAGAGGCTATCCAGCGGCTTGCAGAGAAGAACCTGAATAAGCCGTTTTATCATCTGTATAACCTTGACTTCCGAGGCCGTATTTACCCTAACACTGCCTTCTTACACGAGCAGTCTAGTGACAATGCGAAAGGTATCCTTTTACTAGAGGAGCCTGTGCCATTAGGTCAGGACGGTTATTACTGGTTGTCAGTCCATACTTCAAACATGTGGGGTAATGATAAAGTATCTTTAGACGATCGTGCAGAGTGGGTTCAAGAAAACTTAGACGAAATTCTAAGTTATGCAAATGACCCTCTTAACAATTTAGGGTGGATGAAAGCAGATAAACCATTTTGCTTTCTTGCTTGTTGTTGTGAAATTGATATGATTAGTAACTGGCATGGTGATGGTTTTAACACTGAAGACTTTCCAAGCTGCTTGCCAATCTACATCGATGGGTCTAACAACGGTGTTCAACATCTTGTAGCAATGTCTAAAGATGATGAAGTTGCACCACTTGTAAACTTAACACCTAGTGACCTTCCTGGTGATGTATATATGTTTATTGCAGAACATGTATGGAAGCGTATCGAGCAAATGTATAATGAGCTTGATAAAGACACCATCAATAAGTTTGACGATGTGTTTAACACAGCACTCAAGCTGCAACGAGAGTATGAGAATGCTCCTGATAAGTCTGAAAGAAAGAAACTTGCTTTTCAGGCAGTACAGACTTATCGAAATCATAACAGAGATCTTCGTGAGAAACTTTTTCCTGTATATTGGCATAATATTCAGGATAAAAAAGTACAACGAAAAACTGTTAAACGCAATGTAATGACACTTGGCTACGGTGGCACAGCCTACGGCATGGGTCAACAAGTTAACGAAGATACAAGGGATATCAATGATTACTTGAGAGACAAAGAGCATTTGTGGGGTAATATGCTAGGTAAACTAGTATATGAAACCTGCTATGAAGAGCTTAAAGGACCAGCCCGTATGCTAAGGCTGTTCCAGACTCTTGCAGACAGAGCCAATGAGAAGGGGGTTTATCTCTCCTATATCACCCCTATCACAAACTTCCCTGTTGTGCAGGCGTACAAGACTGCGGCTACTAAGCGTACAGAACTTAAGTATGGTGACGACATCATGAAAGTTCGTATTCAAGTTTGGGAAGACTGTACTGTAAACGAGAGTAAACAAAGAACAGGTGCAGCACCAAATATTGTACATAGTCTTGACGCTGTTCATTTAACTATGGTTGTACATGATGCACCTTTTACTGTAACTGTTGTTCATGATTCTTTCGGATGTCACGCAGGAAACATGAACTATATGTTTCATCATGTTCGCAACAAGTTTGTAGAACTTTATGAATCTAACCCTCTAGAATGTATTCTAGAACAACTTGAGTCCACAGACCTTATTCCAGAGAAAGGAAAACTTAATGTCAACTCTGTATACCTCTCAGACTTTGCGTTCGCTTAAAGAAGGGGATACCCTTCATATTAAGTCTATAAATGATTATGGTGAGTCTACTATGGTCATTAACGAAATTTTTGAAGGAGGCTTCGGTGGCACTGTAAGATTTCACGAACTAGGTGATACTGCTAATGACGGTGAGTACGGCGAACTGTATGAAGAAGACTTCCACCTTATCTACAATATTGATTACGATAGTTAAACGATACCTGACCTTAAAGATCTACTGTCAATACCTGACCTTAAAGATCAAACACTACTAACAAATTTACAAACAAACCAAGAGGAAATATAACATGGCTATTTTGAAAAACGTTGAACTGTTCTACGCTAAACTGGACCCTAAGCGCCCTAACGCTACTTTCGACAAAGAGAACCCTACATGGGAAGTGCAAATTCGTACCCGTGATAAAGCACAAGCAAAACAGTGGAAAGAACTGAACATCAATGTAAAGCCTGACGAAGACGACAAAGGTATGTTCTACAAAGCAACCTTGAAGAAGAAATCTAAGAAACGTGACGGTGAGCCAATGGCTCCAGTTAACATTGTCGCAGGAGACCTGTCCTCAATTGATCCTAATACACTTGGCAATGGCTCTAAAGGCCACGTACGCATTTACCAATACGAGTATAATGTAGCTGGCCGTAAGGGTATTGCAAGTATGTTGATGGGCGTCCAAGTAACTGTATTGAACGAGTATCAAGCTAAACCCCGTGAAGACGACTTTGAAATGACTGAATTTGAAGTTAAGAAAGTTGCAGACAATCAAGAAGTTGATGAAGATCAATTTGTAGCAAACGATGATCTTGACGACGAAATTAACTTCTAATAATAAACTCCTGAGCATGAGTATAAACTGCTCTTTTTTACGAAATCGGTCAGCTATTAGGAAAAGACTATGAAAGAACATGTATACCTTGCAGGACCAATGGAAGACTGCACAAAAGAACATATGACATACTGGCGTGTAACAGCATGGCAAATGTTAGATATGGCGGGTGTAAAAGCTCTAGACCCTACACGCCGTGTATCATTTCATGATCAACTACAAGAACACTTGCAAGACGTTACAAAGACCATGAACACCTGTAAGCGTATCTTTAAGCAAGACCTACATGACATTGCATCAAGCCGTGTTGTGTTAGCAGATGTACGGCGTTCTTCTGGGCGCGGTACAGGCACTTCTATGGAATTGATGTTTGCTCATATGAAGAATAAAATCATCATTCTATGGGCTGATGAAGGTGATCTTATTCATCCTTTCTATGAAGCAATGGCGACAGAAAAACACTACAGCTTAGAGGATGCTGTTTATGCAGCACTGGAGTACTACTAATGGGCTTTTCACCTAGACTCTATGAAATTCACTTGTGGCTCCAAGATGACGATGGTGATTACTGGTGGGAAATTTACGATGTAGCTTTTTTAGACTTTCAAAAAGCATTAGTTACCTACAACAAGTATAAAGATGAAGGTTATGATGTTCGTATTGTAGAAACCAAGTGCGTAAGAGCTTGGGAAGACGAAAAGGAATGGAAATGAGAAACTTTGACCATCAACAAGTACTACTAAAGATTGACGATGTACATGACTTGTCAATCGTATCGCTAAACGGTAAACCTGAAATAGCTATCATGGGTCCAGAAGGAGTTTACCATGATAGTGTAGAACCGCTAAATAACGTAAGACAACTAGTAAACTACTTGGCACGTTACTTTGGAGGAAAAACAAATGGCTAAATGGTATTCAGAAGAAATGCAAATGTTTCATGTAGCAAACGCAGGAGACAAGTATTTTCTTTATCATTGGTTCTATACAGGTTGGGCTAAAGACTGGAATCCTCGTGATCTTGACTGGGGCTACATAGGTGTTGCGCCTTATGAAAATGTTCCTGAACGCTACAGAATTGAGTCAATGGAGTGTGCAACAGGTAAGCGTCTTAAGAAACGTAAGGTTATTGAAATGCTTGACAAGTTTCGATCACAGAGTAAAATAGGCTTTAGAATTATAGGCCAAAACTTAACTCGGAAAGAAGCCTTACGCATTGAGCATATGCTTCGTCCTGATAATTGGACTAGTAAAGTAGATCGTCGTGTTTGGAATGAAGTAGCAGGAGGTTAAGCTATGTATGATCGTGAAATGAAGCTAATTCGTGAGCATCTTATAAAAACTGGTTCACAAGGTATTGTAGACGTATTTTCTACAGTAATTGCCACAATCAGAACACCTTTTAAAAACATTGTTCCTTTATCAGAAGATATTCGGGATAAGGGCTTGCAGTCAAAAGCACTGTGGGGTCACAAGAAAGATAGTTATCAGGGCGTAGTAGAGGCTAAGGACGAGCTTTATACAATGCTAGTAATTAACAAAGCAGACGAGAAGGTTGCACTCGAAAGAGTCCTTCAGATCAAAGGTTTAGGCTTAGCTAAAGCAAGCTTTGGACTTCAAATGCTAGGCTACAATCTAGCTTGTCTAGATACTCATAACTTAAAGAAACTTGGATATTCCTCTAGCTACTTTAATCGTAAAGATAAGGTTGAAGAGTATATCAAAGTTGTACAACGAAAAGGAACAGAATACTGGTGGAATAGCTGGTGTAATTTAATCCCTGATACTTCTGCCAATAAATCAACCTTTAGAAACGGTGATGAAGTATCGTATGAACATACAAAAGCAATAAGAGGTTACTAGTATGAAAAGAGTAGCAGTATATTGGAACTTACACAAAGACGTATACTCAATACAGTCCCGTGAAACAGCAGATTACGGAAAAGTAATCGGTCATGCTGAGTCAGTAGCAATAGCTTTGCCAAAGTTTGTCGTTCGACAAGCTGGACGTCAACAAGTATTGAAAGAACAAAAGAAGAATGTTCATGCGTTTGTTGTAGGTTATCTTACAGAGAATCTTGTGTTTAATGAAGAAGGTAAACGTATAACGTATAATCCTTATAAATACAATAGTTTTGTAATAGCTGACACTAAAGAAGAGATACGAGATGGTTCAGCCGCAAGGCTGTCTATGCACGAAGGTAAACCCTTAATAGAGGTTTGGTAATGGCAACAGTCCAAGTAATCGTAACGTATGAGTTTGAAGTAGAAGACTCTGACTATAAAACTATGTATGATCATGCAGTATCAACCCCTTGGGAGTTAAAAGAAGCTATTCAAGCTGATGTGCATATCTATGATGATAACTGGAATGAGGTAACTGAAGATGAGTGAAGTCTGGAAAACATTTGAGATCGAAGAATTTAGAGGAGCTTACTTTGATGTCGAAGTATATGGCTATGTAACTACAGGGGGCTCAAACCGTTATGGATCAGATGAGCCAGAGTGGATAGAATGTGAAATTAAAGATATCTACAACCCTAGAACAAATAAACGAGTTTCAAAGCGTCTTTACAGTGCGCTAGAAAAACAGTTTGGTGACTGGTTTGAAGAAATGCTAATTGAGGAGTATCACTATGCTTAAAGATCTTAAGAATGACTGGGAATTGCTAGACGACTACTACGAGGAACGTGCAGCTATACTGGAGTATGATGCAGGGTATTCCCGATATGAAGCTGAAAACTTAGCTGCACAAATGTACGGCTTTGATAACAAAGCTGACCTTAAAGCCCATATCCAAAAATTAAAAGCAGGAGCGTAACATGTTTTTCTACCACGTTTACAAAGACTTTGATGCAGAATTAGACTTTACTACGGATCAATTTCAAAAGGCTATTGATGCATGGGCTATCTACAAATCAGTAGGTCACTTTCCTTATATTCGTATTGAAGAAGATGGCAGAATGAGAGAAACTCTTAACTCTCAATATACAATAAAAGCTTGGGCAGACTCGCTCATTCTTAACTATAAAGGTAATGAAATGAACCGTGTAGAGAAACGTATTATCAAAGAAATAGCTGAAGAACAGGGCTACAACTTAGAAGAATACTGTGAGAAAGAAACAAACTTTAGAGACGAAATCCCTAACCTTATGGGTAAAGTCTTTGGGGGTTCTGAAGAATTACATGAGAAAATCTTAAAGGAAATGGATGAACATCTAAAAGATATTGACTTTCATGGTGCTTTTGAAGAAATGTCTAAAGAAGAACAAGACCAAATCATCAATCCTAAACACTACAAGATGATCCCAAAAGAAGCTTACACTAAGTTTCCAGAGGGTCTTGAGTATATGGATTTGATGGAGTATATTTTAGCTCACCATAACGGTGTTCAATCTCACCTTCTCGGACAAGTATTCAAGTATGCTTGTCGCTTGGGTAAGAAAGACGCTAAGCTTCAAGATGCCAAGAAAATCGCTTGGTATGCAAACCGTCTAGTAGAGGTAATCGAGAATGAATGATAATCAGATAATCTACAATCTTAAGTACGCTATTACCACTATTGAAAGTGACTTAGAGGAGTGGGATCCTGCAGATAGTAATCACTATCTTGCTTATGGTCCTGAAATGAAAGAAGTTGTAGCGGATCTTTATGATCTGCTGCATCATTTTAAATTACATGCTAAGTTTGAAAAAGACATAGCAGAAGCCTACAATGACAAAGAAGGTAGAACACCTTATAAACTTGACGATGAATGGCCTGATTTTGTAGATGGAGATATCGTATGATCGATGAAGAAGTCATGTTTAACGCAATGCAAGAAGCAGCTTTTAAAAATGCAGAACGTGATCTTCGTAATGCGTTGCATGCAGTTAAAACAGCTTTGCATTACCTTTATGAAACAGGTGACTACGAGTCTAGCCTGTTAGATGAACATGTAGCAATGCTGCAGGATATTGAAAGCGAGATGGAGAACCTGTTAGATGCTTAAGAAGTTTGAACAATTATATATCAGACGTATGGCAAAAGCCTATCGTAATATACATGATGTATCAATTCGTCAAGCAATTCACAAAGCTTATGAGGCTTACGAAATATACCGTGAAGTAGAAGTGGAAATGATGGATGAAGAATATCGGCGCATTGGATGATCTTGAATTTAATATTGAGGGTGGCAAATATGAAGAGCTAGCAAACGCTTTAGAGTACTGGGCAGAACTATTTTGGGAAAGGACTTTAGAGGACGCTTATGGAGATAATATCGCTTATCTTCTCTATAATATGTCAAAAGAAATGAGGAAAGTTGATGAATCTAGTATTTGATATCGAGGCTAACGGCCTTTTAAACGAAGTAACTAAGTTTCATTGCGCAGGTGCCATCGATACTAGAACTGGAAAAGAGTACTGGTTTAAAAACAGCAGGGAGGACTTCGTGTCCTTCCTAAACTTGCTCTCAAAAGCAGACGTTGTTATTGCTCATAATGCTTTTGGCTATGACATACCTGCATTAAGAAAGCTAGCAAGCCTGTACGGTATTGATTGGGATATCGACAATAGTAAGGTTAAGTGTACTAAAGTTATGTCTCAACTACAAAACTTTACTAGGTTTGGATTTGGGCATTCCTTGAAAAAGTGGGGTGAGTTCTTTAAAGATTATAAAGGAGACTACGAAGGCGGTTGGGAAGAGTTTAACGAAGACATGTTTAACTACATGAAACAAGACGTTAAGCTTGGTGTAAAAGTGTTTGAATATCTTACAAAAGAATTGAAAAGAATCATTCAAAATTCTAATGGTAAAAACCACATCTTGATGGCATTACGATCTGAAATGGAAATGGATCGTATTATGGTTAAGCAGTGTACTAATGGTTGGCCTTTTAATGTTGAAGCTGCTAGAGAACTAGCTGACAGTATTGAGAAACAACTAAAGGACATTGAGTCTTACATTAACCCTAAACTTGGCTGTGTAGCTAACTCACCTGATGGCTCTGTAAAGAAAATTAAAGAGGCTATTCAAGAACTAAAAGATAAAGGAGAAACTTATGACAATAATGGACACGGATGGCCAACAGTTCCATCTAAAAAACCAGCTTTCAAAAAGTCTGGTAAATACTATAGTCACACTGAGTCTTGGTTTGGCGGCTTTGACCCCTCTTCTTATGATCTCTCTGATAAATCCAGCCTTCCTGTATGGGGGGAGTACACTAGGATTAGTCTTGATGCTGGCGATGTGGGTAATACTGACACTGTTAAGACTTATCTTTATTCTATCGGCTGGCAACCAGACGACTGGAACTGGAAAAAGGTTGAAGGCGAATTCGTCAGGGTATCGCCAAAACTCACAGACAGCTCACTACAGAAATTGGGGGATGTAGGCAAGGCTCTTACAGAGTATTACACTCTAAGATCTCGCTATTCTATCTTAAAAGGATGGTTTGAGTATATTGATAAAAACTCAAAATTGCACGGTGATGTTTTCAATATCGGTACTCCAACTTTTCGTCAAACTCACAAGATCATCGCTAACTTACCTAGCGGTAAGGCAGTGCTTGGTCCAGAGTTTCGAAAACTATTTATAACAAGAGAGGGTTATAAACTAGTGTCTGCTGATAGTGCAGCTTGTCAGCTTCGACTTCTAGCTCATTTTATGAAAGATCAAGACTTTACTAAAGAAGTTCTTGAAGGAGATATCCATCAGAAAAATGCGGATATTCTAGGTTGCAGCCGTGCTACAGCTAAACCTTTTATCTTTGCCTTTTTGTATGGTGCGGGTGGAAGGAAGTTAGGTTCAATTCTTAACGTTTCTGAAGCTGAAGGTAACAAGGCTAAGAAAAAGTTTATGGATGCTATCCCTAGCTTAAAGCGGTTGATTGATGATGTAAAGACTGCTGCTGAAGAAGAAGGAAAGATCTTTGGTTTAGACGGAAGACCTATTATGGTAGAGTCTTCTCACAAAGCTCTTAACTATCTTATTCAAGGTGCTGAAGCAGTAGTAATGAAGTACACAATCCTAATGATCGAAGAAGAACTTGAAAAGGCTGGACTAGATACATCTATCCTTTTGTTCTATCATGACGAGGTAACTTATGAAGTAAGAGAAGACCAAGCTGAAGCTGCTCGTGAGATAATCATGCGCTGCTTTGAAGAAGCACCTAAGAAACTTGGTGTTAATATCATGACCTGTGGCGACTGTAAAATTGGAGATGACTACTATGAAGTCCACTAAGAAAGATATTCGTGAAATGACAGAAGAAGAGCGTCAACGCTCTACGGAACGAGAACGTATCAACTCTAAACGTTGTGTTTCGTGTAACGGACCAGTAACTACAGAAGAAGATTGGTGTAGCTTTTGCTTGAATGAAGAGTGAAGTCTAACAAAAATAAGAGGATAGATTGCTATGAATGCACTAGACATAATTATGAGTGCTATGAAAACAAATGCAGGTTTTGAATTTCTAAATGAGATCATTATTGCTGCACTTGAAGATTCTCGTGACATTTGCATAGAAGAACGTGAACGCCTAGATAATCTTAAATATAAAGAGCCTCATCAAGAAGAAGATTGGGAATGTCTTGTTCAAGATATTTACGCATTCAATCGTATAATTAAATACTATGGAGGTTAATATGGCTAAAGGTTGGCACTATCAAGTTATGAGGCATACCGCTACTCATGGCGGTCAGGATTACTCTTACCTTGCTGTTCATGAATACTACCCATCTGAACTTTTTGGAGAAGGAGAAGAAGCGGGTTGGACAGAAGAACCTGTAACTGTTTCTGGTGACGATATTGACGATATTAAGTGGATGCTTAAAGCTATCCTGAATGATATCGACAAATACGGAGTAAAGGGTTATAATGAATGAAGATACTGTCCCCTATCAGAGACGTCTCAGAATACGTCTTGCTGTTGCTGCTTATGCTTACGAATACAAGAACGACAGCATAATGTCTGATGCAGAGTTTGACAGGCTATCTTATCTTGTAGATACGAGTGTTTCTACAGGTAATAAGAAGCTTGATAACTTCTTTAAGAAAGAGTTTGAACCCGCCACAGGTATGTGGGTTCGAAAACATCCTGACAAAAAAGGTCTAGAAAACCTTTATCAACGTTACTATAACAAAGAAGGAAAATGGTATGTCGGCAACAGTATCAAGTAAAACAATCGTACAAAAAGAGTTTGATGTACTCTACAATGAAATCAAATTCAAAGGTATCGAGTTACCTGATGATATGAAGTACTTAATTTCTGAACTTGAAGAAATGCTACTTTATAAACTACAACCTTATCTGAACCAACAAGAGTGGCAACAAGAAGTTGATGATGCATATGATAATGGATATGACTATGGTTATGAGGCTGGATATATGGAAGGCCGTGATGAACAATTAGCTAACGAGGATGAATAATGTCCTATATATTTCGAGTAGTAACTGCGTTATCTGTATTGATTAATGTGATACTTGGCGGTCATATTGGTCAAACGTTCTCAGCAAGAAATTGGCAGTGGAAGAAAGAAAGAAGATTCAATCTAGTTAAATACCTAGATTTTTTTCTAGGAAAAAATCACTGCGCTGAAGCTTGGGTTTATTGGAAAACAAGGAAATGGTAAATGTACACTGTTGAAATGGAAGACAAAGAAACTATTGTAACAACACTTGATGAAACAGGTAAATTCGAAGATGTAACCTTGTTTTTTGACGACAGCAGTGTTGTCTATATTAGGCAATTCAACGAGAAGAGGAATAAGTACGAGTTGATTGAAATGAGCTATCAACAGCTACTTGACCTTAAAGCTGCACTAGACTCTCCTGTTGGTGCATTCTATATTATTACTCATGATCTTAAAGAAAAAGGTGTGAAATAATGGCAAGCTATAATGAACTTCCTGAATACAAAGCTCCAGAAAGAACTTACAAAACAGCTGGTATGAAAACAGGTATTTATAACTCTGTTGCAATGCAATTTGTAGAGAAGGGAACTACTGACGAAATCCTATTCACTGGCCTTGCAAGTGAAGTCGGGGAGGTTATGTCTGAACGTATGCGAGAGGTTCGAAAAGGAGAAGAACGTACAAAAGAAATCATGGATGAACTTTCTGATGTACTCTGGTTTGTTACCGTAATCGCTCAACAACGAGGATATAGCTTGAAAGACCTTATGCTACATAATGTTAACAAGCTGGAAGATCGTATGCTTAATGGAAAGAAGAACAGAAAATGATGTGTTATAAAGACAGAACATTTTGTGACTCAGACTGCACTCAGTCTAGTTGCTACCGTTTCTTTAGCTCAGAACAAAAAGAAGGTGCTAGACGTTGGTGGTCGCATGATCCCGATAATGCGCCTATTGCATTTTCAAATTTTAGCAAAACATGTGAAGCATATAAAGGAGAAGACTAATGCCTAATTGGTGTATGAACAGCGTAACTATCGCAGGAACTAAAGAAAAGCTAGAGCTTCTAGTAGAAGCTTGTAAGAATGATAAGCTTTTGGAAACATTAAATCCTATTGGAGAATGGGATTACGGCAAAGCTTGTGAAGCTTGGGGTACTAAGTGGGAAGTTCGAGAGGTTGACTGGGATATGGACTACGATAACCTTGAACTAACTCTTAACTTCGACAGTGCTTGGGGGCCACCCACAGTAGCGTATGCTGAAGGTGAACTTCTACACAATCTAGAAATCAGAGCAACCTATTTTGAACCTGGTATGATGTTTGTAGGTATGTACGAAGATCGTGAAGATCAGTCTTGGAGTATTGATTTTGAAGACGAAGACTGGAAAGACAATCTACCAGAAGAACTTATTTCGGATTGGGGATTGGATTACGAGTATGATAGTTGGAAAGAGTATCAAGAAGAAGATGAAATGAATGGATAAATGGGATAGGATGTATATGAGGATGGCTTTTATTGCTGCCTCAGAAAGTCATGCAAGGAAAAGAAAAGTTGGCGCAATAGCAGTAAAGGAAAACAATGTTATCGGAATCGGTATTAACGGCACTCCTTCTGGTTGGCATTCTAATAAGTGTGAAGATTTAGACAACAAGACGTATCCATACGTTCTTCATGCTGAAACGAATATGATCAGCAAAGTAGCAAAATCAAGTATCTCCAGTCTTGGGGCTACTTGTTACACAACAACAGCTCCTTGTTTAGATTGTGCAAAATCAATCTATCAAGCAGGGTTTTCTAAAGTAGTCTATCACACAAACTACAAGAACACTGAAGGTATCGATTTCCTGAGAATGATGAGTGTAGAAGTCATTGAAATAGATTACGAAAAAATACCTGACCTTAAAGACCAAAACCCATAGAAAGGGGATTTTATGACACTAGCAATTATTGATGGTGATGTTCTATTATACATGGCTATGTGGAATCAGCCCACGCTAGGTGAAGCTAAAACTAAGTTTAAAGATATCTTTGATAACATTCTTGAACACATGTTCACAGATGACTACGTTATGGCTTTTGGTGGCCCTAACAACTTTAGAGATGAATTGTATATTGATTACAAAAAATCTACATCTCGTTCTAAGTCAAGATCTACTAAACCTGAATGGTTTGATGATCTGAAGTCACATTGTGTAAATGACTATGAGGGTGCAATTCTTACTGACGGTTACGAAGCAGATGATCTTGTTCGTATCTGGTCAACAGAAGCAACAGAAGCAGGAATTGACCATGTTGTTGTATCTGTAGATAAAGATCTAGATTGTATTGAAGGTAAACATCTAAACCCCCGTAGCATGGAATTTTATGAGGTAACTAAAGAATATGCAGAAAAACACTACTGGAAACAAATTCTCATGGGCGACTCTGTGGACAATATACCTGGAGTGGCTGGTATTGGCCCCAAAAAAGCTGATATCTTACTTGGTTATGGCACCGATCACAAAGAAATGAAAGCGGCAGTATGTAAAGCTTATCATGCAAGGTATCTTGAGGATGGTTACGACTACCTAGTAACAAATGGACGATTAATCCATATTTGGCGTAAACTCGGAGATCACTTTAAAATTGATCGAAGTTTTTATGAGGAAGCTATTTCTAATGATTGAAAACGGTCATTGGAAATTTAGCAGTAGCTTTGACAGTGAAGAGTGGTTTGGATTTATATACTGTATTGAGAATACGGTAACTAGTCAATTTTACATTGGTAAGAAACAATTTCACCATCATGGTAAAAAGAAGTCTAAGCACTATGGAAAAGAAATGGCGTGGCGGTCCTATGTAGGATCGTCCGTCCATCTCAAAGAGGATATCAAGAAGTACGGTAAAGATAAATTCAACTTTGAGATAATTGATCTGTACAAAACAAAAGGGGGTTTGTACTATGCAGAAGCTTATCTTCAAATGCTATCAGACTCTATGACAGAGTATTTATCTGATGGTAAAACACCTAGGTTCTACAATCGACAAATCGCTGCTATTCGGTTTGTCCCTAAAGAACAACCAACTAAGAAGACAAAGCTTTTCATTAACAAAGTAAGAAAGAAGTTTAAATGAGCGTACCACCTATTTCAATTGCACTCTGGATTACTAGTATCTTACTACTTGCCGCACAACTTATCTCAAGTTTGTTTGGCTTCTTTGTTATGGATCCTGTTATGAGCATTATTTTCTTTTTGCTTGCACAGGAAGTAGCTAAGATAATTGCATCATCAGAGGATGACTCAGGAGAGTAATAATGAGCCGAATTGTTATGCGTAATCAGCCCTGTGAAAAATGCGGGAGTTCAGACGCTAAACAAGTTTATGAGGAGGGTAGTGCATACTGCTTTTCTTGCAAATCACACTTTAAAGCCGAAGGGGTAACTATGAGTGTTCAACAAGAAGATAACAATAATTCATGGTTTGATCTTGAAGAAATTCTGGAATACCCGATTAAAGGGTTTAAAGAGAGAAATATCTATAGACAAGTAGCGGAGCATTACGGAGTACGTAGCTCTTATGATTACGAAGGTAATATTGATGCTCATTATTATCCTTCTGTAGATTCTTCTACTAATCAAATCACTGGTTATAAGATTAGGAAATTGCCTAAAACCTTCACTTCAACAGGTAAGATTCAAAAAACTTTATTTGGTCTTCATTTGTATAATGGAGGCAAACGACTAGTTATCACTGAAGGTGAGCTAGACGCGATGGCTGTTCAAACAGCTTGGTATATCAAATACAAAGAGTTTTTTCCTGTAGTATCTCTTCGTTCAGCATCTTCTACTAGTGACCTAGTCGAGGTTCGAGATAAGATTCGTACCTTCGATGAAGTAGTGTTGTGGATGGATAATGACGAAGCAGGTCACAAAGCTCTTAAAGAAGCTGCTCGTATTATCGGTTATGATAAAATTAAAGTAGCTAAAACTTCAGAGAAAGATGCTTGCGATACATGGATTAAAGATCCTGACAAAGTACTAAAAGCTATCTGGAATGCTACTACATACACTCCTGCTGGTATTTTGACTAAAGAGCAACTCTGGAGTCAACTAGAAAAATACAATGAAATGGAATCTGTTCCATATCCGCCTTTCATGACAGGACTGAATGAAAAGCTTAAGGGTATGCGACTAGGTGAAATCACTTTGTGGACTTCTGGTACTGGTAGCGGTAAATCAACTCTGCTACGAGAAATCGCTTTACACCTTCTAGAAGATACTGATGATAAAATCGGTATTATTTCTCTTGAAGAAAGCCCTGCAGAAACAGCTCGTAAAATGGCAGGTATGGCTATGAAGCGAAACCCTGCAAATGAGGAGATACCTATTGAGGAGTTAAAAGATGGCTTTGATGCTGTGTTTGGTAGCGATCGTGTCATGGTTCTGGATCATCAAGGTAGTATTTCAGACGGTTCTATCATGGACTTTCTTGAGTATATGTGCCTTAGCGGTTGCAAGTACCTTTTTGTTGATCACATTACCATTCTAGCCTCTGAAGGAACAGAGGGTCTAACGGGTAACGAAGCAATTGACAAGATCATGAATGACCTTTTGCGTCTTGTTAAGAAGCATAATGTTTGGATTGGTCTGATTAGTCACTTGCGTAAAACAGACAACAAAGGTAAGTCCTTTGAAGAAGGTAAGTTGCCTTCTATGGACGATATTCGAGGATCTGGTTCTATCAAACAAATCTCTATGGACATTATTGCTTTTGCTCGTAATGTCGGTTCAGGTAATATTGAAGAACGCAATACTATTAAAACCAAGGTTTTGAAGTGTCGGTACACAGGTCTTACAGGTCCATCTGGTAGCTTGTATTATGACTTTGATACAGGTCGCTTATCAAAAGGAAACGAGTTTGAAGATCTATCAGAAGACAAATCGGGAAGGTTTATGTCAATATGAATGATGCCACATACGTCTCTATAATCTATCAACTACTTGATACTAAGTGCGATAAAAACAAGCTTGGGCCTGGAGTTAAAGAATTCTTGAGAGGTTTAGAATTAGAAATGGAGGTTATCCGTTGGGATGACCCTAGTACAGCAGACTATATAATGCACTATGCAGATGTAGTTTTAAATGACAATGAAGAGATTCGAAAAGGAATGCACTAATGACTAAAATTGAAAATTACTTTGAAAGTGTTGTTTTGAAGTTGATTAAAACTAAAGAACACTTTGATGCTTTTGTCAGTAACCCTGACGTTCAAAAGAAATTTAACGAAAACGAGATTGAAGAACTTCGTGAGATGTTCATTGATCATATGTTTAATGATGATGAAGATGATGAAGAACTTGTAGAATATGTATTTGAAGATGTAGAGGAAGATGATGAAGATGATGAAGAACTTGTAGAATATGTATTTGAAGATGTAGAGGAAGATGAAGAAGATGAGTAATTCTGTTCAAATTGATGATTTTAAAGATGAAGGATTTAGATACACACCTGAAACACTAACGGAGGCTATGCTTCAGGATCACACAAGTTATCTAGAAATAATCACTGATACAGTTATCAGAGTTGGTTACTACAATAAACCTAATGAGTTCAACTATGCAGAAGAACTAGCTAACTGGCTTGAAACTGTAACTACTTATACTGATAAACAAAAACTCACCATGCTTTATTTCTTCTGTGTTGCTAAAGGGGCATCTGAAGTTGAAAAGTTTGTAGCATGGTCTTTTGGAGATAATACTGGAAATAAACCAAGTTTTTTACCAACAACTTAAGGAGCTAGCTATGCTTTTCGAAGAACAAATCTCTCGCAAACCTGACTTGTATCCGTGGACTAAACAATTTATTGATGCTATCTGGGAAGGTTTCTGGACCCCAGATGAATTTAAGTTTACATCGGATTATGCGCAGTTTAAAACAGAACTAAATAAAGAAGAACAAGAAGTGATTGTTCGTGCATTGTCGGCTATTGGTCAAATTGAAGTAGCTGTGAAAACTTTTTGGGCTGATATTGGTCGGCATATGCCACATCCCTCTATCCGCGACTTGGGTTTTGCTATGGCTAACTCTGAAGTAATTCATAACTTGGCTTATGAAAAACTTCTTGACGTACTACACCTAACTCATGTGTTTGAAGAAAATCTAAATGAAGAAGTAATTAAAGGTCGTGTTGATTATCTTAAGAAATATCTTGAAAAGGTATATCATGATGATCGTAAGCAGTATATCTATGCTATTACACTATTTACTCTTTTCGTTGAAAACGTAAGCTTGTTTAGCCAGTTCTACGTTATTCTCCACTTTAACCGTAATCGCGGTGTATTGAAGGATTGTGCTCAACAAGTACAATATACTCGTAACGAGGAAATGCTTCATGCTCAAGTAGGTATTAAACTTATTAATACACTTCGTGAAGAGTATCCCGAATTGTTTGATGCTGAACTTGAATCTCGTATTCAAGGTGAATGTATGGTATCATTGTTCTCTGAGTCTAAAGTAATCGATTGGATTATGGATGGTTATGAGACAGACGGTCTTTCTGCCGCTATCTTGAAAGAGTTTATCAAGAAGCGTATGAAAGAAAGTCTCGGACAAATTGGCTTTGATCACTCTATGATTGAAGTTAATGAAGAACTAGTTGAAGAAGCTTATTGGTTTGATGAGGCTCTGTTGGGCTCAACTATGAGTGACTTCTTTTATAAACGCCCTGTTGAATATGCAAAAGGCAAAGCTGTAGATGTTGATGATCTGTTCTAATAAAGGAAATAAAAATGAACTTTGAATGGTTGAATAAAGACTCCCGTAAATTTCTTGATGCGGGTTATTTGAAAGAAGATCAAACACCTGAAGAGCGTATTCGGGAAATTGCAGATACAGCTGAAAAAATTCTTGGTATTGAAGGATTTGGAGATAAGTTCTATGACTACATGGGAAAAGGTTATTATTCGTTGTCATCACCTGTTTGGGCCAACTTTGGCAATGATCGAGGGCTACCTATATCTTGCAATGGTGTTTACATTGCAGACGAGATTTCCTCTATTCTAAACAAGGCTTCTGAAGTAGGTACACAGACTAAATACGGTGCAGGTACTTCTGGTTACTTCGGTGATATTCGTCCTCGTGGCTCTAAAATCTGGACTGGTGGTGTAGCTGATGGTCCAGTACACTTTATGAACATCTTTGAGACAATGACTGACGTTATTTCTCAAGGTAATGTTCGTCGCGGTAGCTTTGCTGCTTATCTTGATATCGAACATCCTGACGTTGAAGAGTTTCTTGAACTTCGGGAAGTAGGTAGTAAGATTCAGAACATGAGCCTTGGTCTGTGCATTTCTGATGCTTGGATGGAAGAAATGATTAAGCAAGGTGAAATGCAGAAAGAAGGAAAGTTTGACTATCCTAAAGACAAGCTAAAGCTTTGGGCTAAGGTTCTTCGTAAACGTAAAGAGTCTGGTTATCCTTATCTGTTCTTTACCGATACAATTAACAACAACAAACCTCAAGTTCTTAAAGACCAAGATCGTAAGATTTACGCTTCTAACTTGTGCTCTGAGATTTGCTTGCCTTCAAATGAAGATGAGTCGTTTGTTTGTAACCTAGCATCGATGAACATGTTGTTCTTTGATGATTGGAAAGACACTGATGCAGTAAAAGTACTGACATACTTCCTTGACGCTGTTATGGAAGAATACATTGAGAAGACTAAAAATGTTCCTCTCATGGTTTCTTCTAATAACTTTGCTAAACGTTGGCGAGCATTGGGTATCGGTCAGCTTGGTTGGCATTCTTACTTGCAAAGCAAAATGATTGCTTTTGAATCTTTTGAAGCAAATCAGCTTTGTGCTATTAGCTCTAAAATTATCGATGAGCAATCTCTGGAAGCAACCAAAGAATTGGCTGTAATGTTCGGAGAACCTGAAAGCATGAAAGGTACAGGGGAACGTAACTTGACCCGTACTGCTATTGCCCCTACAACTAGTAGCTCGTTTATCCACGGACAAGTCTCACCTAGTATTGAACCTCTGCGTTCTAATTACTTTACTAAAGACTTGGCTAAAGGTTCGTTTACTTACAAGAACCCTTATCTTCAAAAGCTTCTGGCAGAAAAAGGCAAAGATAACAAAGAGGTATGGCACGAAATCCTAATTAAAGACGGTTCTGTACAGCATCTTAACTTCTTAACGCAAGAAGAAAAAGATGTGTTTAAAACTTTTGACGAGATTGCCCCAATTAATATTGTACAGCAAGCTTCTATTCGTCAGAAGTTTATCGATCAATCTCAATCACTAAATATCATGATCCCACATACAGCAGCTATTAAAGATGTTAACTCGTTGCTTATTGAAGGTTGGCGTTTAGGTGTTAAAACTTTCTACTATCAACGATCGTCTAATCCTGCTCAAGAGTTGGTTCGTGATATTATGACTTGTGCTGCTTGTGAAGCTTAACTTGAAAGAAAATAAATGCTAGCTGAGAAAAAGACTAAAACTACAAAGACTAAAAAAGAAGAATCACAAGATTACGTGATGGATGGGCCAGGAACTTACCTTCGTGAAAGCGGAGTTATTATGCTTACTTCCTCTTTTACTAAATCATCTATTATGCCTCTTTGTGCTCAGGTTTTTGAGTACAATATTATGCCTGAAGAAGTCAAGCCCACTCATATTACTTTAATTATCAATAGTCCTGGTGGTGAGCTTTCTTCAGCTTTTCATCTTATTGATTTGATTAAATCCTCTGAGATTCCTGTACATACTATTGGATTTGGTACTGTAGCTTCAGCAGGTCTTATGGTGCTTATGGCTGGTAAAGAAGGAGAGCGAACCTGTACTCATAACACAATTATGATGTCTCATCAATATTCTGGAGGTATCAGTGGTAAAGAGCATGAGCTAGTAGGTTCCTTTAAGAACTTTGAAATGGTATCAGACATGGTACTTGAACATTACGTAAAGTGTACTGGTCTTAAAGAGCAAACTATCTTGGATCATCTGTTAGGTCCAACTGACAACTACTTAACACCTGATGAGGCTATTAAGTTTAATATCGTAGATCAAGTCTGGGAGACTTATTAATGGTTGATATTGAAGAACTCGAAATAGAAGGCTATGAACGCTATCTAAAAGGGTTTAACGAAAAGACTGGTAATAAAATTGAACTAGCAATTTATTCAACGAAGCGTGGCCCTGCATTAGTAGGGCTGCGTCTTCAACACTTTTTGTTGAGTACAGATGCTAGTAAGCTATGCAGGACTGCTGCTAAGAAAACCGCTTATAAGGCTGCAGTTGCGGGTCTTAATTATGGTGGAGGTTATTGTATCCTCAATGCAGCTATGGTGACAGATCAGATTATTGAAGATCTTGGCACAATGATTGAGTGGCTAAATGACACAGGTACACGCGCTATTCTCGCTGTTCCTGACTTTAACATTGGATATTCCGTTCTAGAAAAACTTTCGGAATACACTGCTCATGTTGTAGAGGAGTACAAACCACAATACAAAGCAGATACAACCTTTGAATGTTTAAAAGCTTATCAACGCTTTACTCAACTAAGTAACCTGTCTGTTAACATTGATGGCTTAACTCTTGAAAGTCAACCACTTATTGCTATGGCTAAAGAAGAAGGTTGGGATGTATGTATCTCTAGCTCTGATGAGGAAGAAGGTCTAGCTACAGCTTCTTACTATAAAACAGCTTTTGCAAAGCAAGAAGATATTCAATATCTTTCTGGTGTATATGTCCCTATGTGTAATCGAAGGTTCATTGGCCCTACAGTTCTTTCAGTAACCGATGCTGAAGCAGTTATTGGGCCTAGTTTGATCCAAATTGATAGAGAAGATATTGTAGACGCTCTCTACAATAATAACATCATCTACCTCCCCGAAATTATTGTAGGTTCAGGAGACTTGATTTCTGCTGCAGAATACCTAGGTAACACGAACACAAAAGAACTAATCGGTTATGCTGCTAAACAAGCTTCTGCGATTATGCTTGCAGGTACAGCCAACAAACAAAACGTGCTGACTCTTACTAATAAGTTAGCTGAAGATATTATTAATGGAGAAATGTAATGGCTAAAGTCCATAAAGAAAAGGTTAAACATGTTCGTAAACCAAAGCGGACAACTATTGGAAAAGGTAAAGTGAAAACTTCCTCTATGAACAAACATAAACGTCGTCAAAAAGGAATGAACATCTAATGTCAGATTATAAAGAAGAAATGAAAAAGTTGCCTCTTTGGGGTCAATTTTTAGCTGCTATTTTTATTGTTATACCTATTAACATTGTACTACTTTGTGCTAAAGTCTTTATTGCATTGTGGCTTCTTGCTTATTTTGGATGGATGCCCCTCTAATGACTGATAACGTAGTTGAATTCAAACCTCGTAAAAAAGTTACAGAAGGTATTGTAGATGCTGGTAACTGGGATCTTCACGATGCTATTCTAGACTTTATTGAAGACAACTTTGAGGAGGGTGGCATTGCTATCACTATAGATAATGGTGATGTACAAGTTGCAACTGCTCTTAACAGTAATGAAATTGCAGAAGAAGTTCTTCTTGCTGCTTTAGAAGTAATTCGGAGTCGTTTGTAATGTACCTACTAATTACCCGCACGGAATGCCCTTACTGTATCAAAGCTAAAAAGCTTTTGCAAGACAGTAAGACTCCTCATGCCGTAATTAACCTTGATAAAGAGACCGAAGAAACTCAACAACAGTATCGGTCTATGTTGAAAGAAACTTTTAATCACAGTACTGTTCCCGCAGTATTTAAACTTGTTGGTGGCTATAACGAATTAGCCGCTATTGAAATGAACCTAGAGGAATTATTCTAATGTCTAATAATGAAACTTTTGAGTTTCTTGGTAAAGTGCTTCGATACTCGGATATGACCGATCATCAACATTTGCTACTCAGCCTCCTAGTTAAAGCTGAAGAAATGCAATCTACGCTTATCCAAAATCTAAAACAGGAATTCAATATCAAAGATGAGCAACAAGACTGGTGATACTAAAAGAGGTCGTGGAAGGCCTCCTATTGAGAAAGTTAAGTTAAAGTCTTCACCTCGTTATGCTGTGGAAGACTATAACAAAAAATACAAGAACGAGTCAGTTTGTTGTGTTTACGGAATTGATGAGTTTACACTGCTATTGCTTGAAAGCCTATGGCTAAACCCAGAAATTCTGTTTTATGTAACAGATCCTAACCCCACTATTTTAGCTAATGTAAATAGGAACTTTTCTCAAAGATCCATGTCAATGTATCGTTGGCATGTATCCAGCTGCAGTGACTTCATTAGCAAACCACCAAACAACTTGATGATTGTTTCTTCTAAACATATTGATCAAGTTAAGAAGCTTCATAACCCTGAAAACGTAGAATTTATCGTACTAGAGGAACTCTAATGCCCGTATCGACTACTGAAACCTTTATCCCTTATGACCAACTGAAACAGTACATTCTTGTTGAGTTTGTAGAACTAAAAAGAACTGAGCAAGGAATGTTTAGCGACATTATGGTTGTTGAGTATAAAGGAAAAGATTATGAACTTCTTTGGGATGAACATTACTGCTATTATGTAGGTAAGATTAACGGTGTTGAGGGATTTATTCCTTAATGCTTTTTGTAAATAATAAGAGAGATAGACTAATGAAGAAACTTGTTAAAGAGAACTGGATAGTTCGTTACTGGAAATTCCTGAGACATTGGAGAGCACAACGAGATGCCATTAAACAGCTTAATCGACTTACTGATAAGCAACTTAAAGATATTGGAATTAATCGTAGCGATATCGATCGTCTGGTATGGCTTGAAGAAGATAAAACAATGAGGGGTCGTGGATAATGGATGTTAACTCCATTCAGCTATTAGAAACCAAAGAAGATGAAGAAGGTAATGTCATTATGAGTTTTGACATGGATGATGAGTCCTCCAAAATGATGGGTGAGCTAGGTCTTAAATTTCTTCTTTATTGTGGTGCTCTAGATATTTCCACAGAAGAAGCTTTCGAGATTCTCGGAAAAGAACTCGATAAGAAAAACGAAGAATACATTAAGCAAGACTCTTACGAAGTTGATGGTATTTATGGAGAAAATCACTATGCTTAAAGAGATTATCCTTGGCATTCTTGCCTTCTTTGTTATTATTGCACTTTACACTATGAACAAAGAAACCCAAGCTTATAACATGCATAAGATGGAAACTTGTTTGAACCACGGCGGCTCTTACATTGAAGGCCACTGTATTAACCTCTACGAGCCACTCTAAGGCTCACTTTCTTGGTATCTTTTCTGGGTTGTCCTTCGGGATGACTTGGGAAGGATACCAAGAGTTACCCCCTTTATTTTTTTTTTTCGAAAGGAACCACTATGATTACCATCTGGGTACTAGTTGGAATTCTGGTTACGAGTAACGATGTCTCAGCTACACCTCTGGGAACATTTACTAAGATGGATGATTGTTTTAGAGCAAGAGAGTATATCTGGAATGATCTCCAAAGGAAAGGTATTGACACGGATAACAAGCAGGTTATTTGTGTTAAGTCTAAATTGAGTGGAGTATAAACTCCTTAAAGGTGTGTCTGAAATAATACCTGACCTTTAAGATAGAGACACTCTATTCTAGACGACTTTGCTAAGGTTCTACCTAAGTGATACCCATGGGACTTCTACCGACATCTGAAAGAAGTATCCCTCATACCCCCCGCTGATGTCACACCAAGAAGCTTACTTTAGCTCCTTTAACGGGGGGTTAATGGGTATCACTTAGGTATCCTTAGAGTAAGTGTCTAGGGGGTCTTAAAGGGGCCAAATTGGTCTTATTATTTTTATTTATTATGTAATAAAAACAATGAGTTATTTAGGTACACTTTGGTAGTATTTTATTGTTTTGATTAGTAAGAAAAAATTTCGTTTAAATAAACTTTCCCAAATTAAGGAGATTTAATATGGCTGGTCGAGGAGGAAACTCGAACCCTGTTAATCAGGAGGGCGGAAGAAAGCCTGGGGCTGGTCGTCCTAAAGGCTCTAAGAACATTAACTCAATGGCTTCTGTTAGGAAGCTTGAACAACTTGGTTTTGATCCCATCGAAATGATGGTTCAGAAGTATAATGAGATACAAGAGCTGCTAGACAGCGGTTCAGTGAAGATGGGCTCTGGTGCTTATGCTCAACTGACTGCTACACAAGGCACTCTGATTAACAACCTTATGGCTTATGGTTATAAGAAGATCCCTGATAAACTAGAGACAGAGGTTACTGAAAAGAAACCTATCAACATTGTCTTAACCGCCCCTTCAAATAATAACGATAAATAGGGATAGAACTATGGAAGAAGATCGTGGCTTATCTGCATGGCACCTCTCTAAGAGCGTTCCAATAACTTTCATTTTGGCTATTATTATGCAAACTTTTTCTCTTGTATGGTATGTGTCAAGTCTTGATAACAACATTAAAAACAACTCGCGGGATATTATCCGTCATGAAACTCGTATTGAGCAGCTAGAAAATACTATGCAAGCTCAAGCCTTGACTCTTGTGCGTATGGACGAGAACATTAAAGCTATTCGTCAACTTATGGAACAGCGTATGAATGAACCCCGCCCAAATCAGTAGTATTACATATGACAGAAATAAAATTACACGAAGGACAGTCTAAAGTTATTAAAGATCTGTTCGTTGACAAGTCTTGTCGTTATGCAGTTGTTAATGCATCTCGTGGTTTTGGTAAGTCCTATCTTGCTGCTACAACAGCGCTGATAGCAGTTCAAGAGCTTATTAACTTACCTGCTGACGTACCTAACAAAAACGTTGCTCTTATTGCTCCTACTTACTCTCAAGCAGTTGATATTTACTATCCACTTATTGCTTGGCAGATGGGTATGGAAGACTTTGCAGACAAAGCATCTAAAGCTGCGGGTACCTTTTGGTTCCCTAATAACGTACAGCTTAAGCTTTGGTCTTATGAAGCATCTCAACGTATGCGTGGTACAGGTCAGTACTTTGTTGTTGCTGACGAGGTTACATCTTGGCATGGCGCAGGTATGAACCTTAAAGAGTCTTGGGAATCGATTATTCAACCATGTGTTGCTACACGTTGGTCAAGACAGAATGCTCGTACTTGGAATGCAAATCCTGGTCGTGCTTTAATTATTAGTACCCCAACAGGGTATGATTACTTTTATGAAATGTATAACCGTCAAGATACCGACGATGATTGGAAAAGCTATCACTTTACTTATAAAGATAGCCCTTATCTTGATGACGAAGAAATTGAACGTGTTAAGCTGACACTCGATCCGCTTAAGTTCGCCAGAGAGTATACTGCAAGCTTCGAAGACTCTGGTAATAATGTCTTCTATACATTTAATAGACAAGAACATATTGATAAAACTCTACCTTACTTTGAAGATAGTGAAGATGTCCATGTAGCTATCGACTTTAACGTTGGTATCATGGCCTCTGTAATCTTTGCTGTAAGAGGTAATCAAATACATATTCTAGACGAAATGCAGGGACACCCTGACACAGAAACTCTTGCTGCTGCTTTGGCTACGCGCTTTAGGAATCATAAGATCATTGCGTATCCTGACCCTGCAGGTAAAGCCCGTAAGAGTTCTGCTGCTGTAGGTGTTACAGACTTCAGTATTCTACAGTCTTATAATATTGCTACTAGGGCGCACTCTAAAGCGCCTCCGATTATTGATTCGGTAGCTGCTGTAAACAAGAAGTTTAAGAATGCTGCAGGTGATGTAGATATGTATATTCATCCAAAATGCGTTAATACAATTAAATCTATAGAACGAACTCAGTGGGTTGAGAGCAATCCTAACTCCGCTACTATTGACAAAAAGGAAGGTGTTGAACACTGGACTGATGCCCTTCGGTATGCCGTTGAATATCTGTATCCTATTAGAGCAGGTTCTAAGGTTGTCACAAAAGGATTTAACTTCTAAAATGCTGTATACAAAAGAGTATAAAGATCAATTAAAACAAAAACACAAAGGCCAAACATGGGGTGGCGGTGTCGCTAGTAAAGCTAACATCATTGCAGCTCATGCTACTGGACTTGGTGTAACTAACATGCTAGACTATGGTTGTGGTGCAGGTGTATTTAAGAAATCAATCGATTCAGATCGTTTTAAATCGAGATTTAAGGTCTCTGAGTATGATCCTGGAATTGAAGGTAAAGATGAATTGCCTGAAACACATGATTATGTAGTCTGTGTAGATGTACTTGAGCATATCGAGCCTGAGTGTCTTGATGACGTTCTTGCTCACTTGGCTTTGTTAATGAGGGTAGGTGGTTATTTCCTCATTAGCACTGTCCCTGCTTTCCAAGATCTACCAGATGGTCGTAATGCACATCTTATTATTGAACCCGCAGAATGGTGGGAAAAGAAATTATCAGAAAAGTTTGAGTTAACCACACACTATATCGCTGAAGGGGCGTGCGCCTACTTCATTAAGAAACCTTAACATGCCCATCTGAGGATCGGCAGGAGGAGAAAATGGCAAGAACTCGAATTAACTCTAGATCTAAAGATCTAATCAAAGACAATGGTTCCGTATTGGTATCCGTTGTTCATGGTGAACAAATTAAACTTGAAATGGTACTTAGCTGGCTAACTAACCTTAGTGGTTATCAAATTACAGCTAAAGCCGCTGAAGCAGACATGACAGGTGTTAGCAGCTCTAACAATGAACTGCCTACACAACGTACTGCTCTAGAACCTGCTGAACTACCTATTCTGGATTCAGATCCTGCAGATAACAAATTTGACATCGTAATCCCTGAACTATTGATTGCTAACTATGCTACTAAACCGACTCCCAACGCACCTGTGTATGCTTGGCTAGATCTGGAAGTGGTAGATACAGGTGTTGGTGACGCACGTCAAGTATGGAAACCTTTCCGTGGTCTCATTGAGATCCTTTACAGTCCTACAGAAGAATAATAGGGGGTAACTATGACTACTTATAAAATTACTCCTGATTCTAACACCTTCTCTATTTCTCTTTCTCGCACTGGCGGTCAGGGCGCTAAAGGTGATAGCATCAGTAGCGTCTATATTGACGAAAATAACGAACTTGTTGCTGAGATTTCTAACTCGGCTGGTGATGTAATTAAAACAGAACAACTTGGTTCTATTGACACTATCGTTGCACAAGCCTCTACAGATGCTATTGGCGATCTTATTACTACAGGTAACAACTACCTGATTAATGTTGCTGCTAACGATGAAGGCTCTTATGACTTTACTGTAGAGGCTTATCAAGACGGTACTATTCCTAGCAGTCTTGTACAACGTACTGAAGACGGTTATATCCGTGCTAATGCTTTTAAGCTAGAAGCATCTAACATTGAATTCCATGATGTTGTTAAAGAAGGTGAACTAGGTTGGTCTTCTGAGCGTAATGCTATGATCATGGGCTTGACCGATGATGGTAAGCATACTTATGTTAACCAACAACAAGTAGCTGTTGTATACAACCCCTATGAGGCTCTTCCTCAAGGTACTGTTGTGTATGTTGAAGGCTCTTATATCGGTGATAGTGAAAATTTCCCAACTGTTGCTAAAGCAAGTAACAATCAAGTGGGTACATCGACTGCTGTCTTGGGTGTTGTTATGTACGACATTCCTGCCGCAGAAGGTCCAGTATTTCATAAAGGCTATGTTTGTACTCACGGTATCGTAGAGTATGTTGATACCTCTGCTTATGTAGCGGGTACTAGGGTATGGCTTGGTGTAGACGGTAATCTTGTTGGTGTAGAGCCACAAACTCCTGCTGCACGTACTATGATCGGTTATGTTGTTAAACAAGATGCTATAGAAGGATCTATCTATGTTCAAGTTCAGCCTGGTTTTGAGCTTTATGAACTTAATGATGTAAGAATTTATAACCCGCAAGACGGTGACTTTATTGCTTGGAACGCCTCTAACTCACAGTGGGAAAATATTAACCTTAACCTTACTTTTGCTTCTGATGCAGAACTCCAAGCCCTTAATGCAAGTATTCAAGCTTCTTTGGCGAATAAGTCAGATAATACTCACACACACTTGCTTAATGATCTTTCTGACGTTAACATCTCTGCTAAGACAACCTCGTTTGTTATTACTTATGATGCTGTATCTCAGAAGTGGATTTCTCGTA